TTTCTTTGGTTTTTGGTTAGGTGACGGTTCTGTGAGAAACAGATGGGAGAACTCAAAAACATCCACAGTATTCATCACTGTAGGTACAGAAGAAAAACTAAATTACATCAAGAATTTAGGTATAGACTGTACTTACCATAAACATTCTAATGGTAAAGCAGACATTATAAACTTACAGGTAAGATGCCATCCTGAGCTACTAAAGGTTATTCAAACTTTTAAAGATAAAAGTATCACGGATGTGTTTACCAAAGACCAATACTTACACATTATTGAGGGATATCTTAAGGCAGATGGTCATAACAAGAAAGATAGTAACTCCAATGTTGCTGTATCAACTAATAAGCAATTACTTGTTACTCTACAACATGGGTGTCACTTAAATGGGATATCTGCTTGTTTGGGTAAAAAACGAGAAAGAGGTCACACAAACTTCTCAGATAACCCTAAACCTCAGTGGAATCTTTCAGTAAATAAGGAGAGAAACCTTATTAATAACTTTATCTCTTTGGAAGAGATAGAGGAAGAAGAGACCATCTATGTTCTTAATACTGATGGAGACCATAGTTACTATGCTGACAACCATCTACATCATAACTGCTGGGATTTTTATGCACAATGGTGTAGAGAAAATGGTGTTCCCTTTGCCAACTGTACTGTGTCAGGCTATGTCAAGGATCTTTGGGAACAAAGACGAACTAATGGTATCCTTAAATACTTTGATGAAGTAGAAATGATGGAAGAAGGAGATGTAGCTGTCTTTAAAGAGGTAGCTGGATGGACTCCTGGATCTCACGTAGCATTGTTTGATAGTGATGCTGGTGGAGGTTTTGGTTGGTTCTTAGGTCAAAACCAAGGAAGTCAACTTGCTAATCCTTCAGGAGGCTCTGCTGTTAATCTTATTAAGCTTCCTTACTCTGCTACTTACCCTACAGCCTTCAGACTTAAGAAGAAGGCTACACAAGCTAAACCACAAGGAGGGAATACAACTGTGGCTGTACCTGCTAAAAATATTAATGGTGAAATTTACTCAGGACTTATTACTGGTGTAGATCCTAATGCTATGAACTCTGATAGCAATAGAACAAAGATTGACAGAATTGTAATTCACCACAATGCAACTACTAATGATGCTGTAGCTAGACATACTTGGTATGTTTCTTCAGGTCATGGTACATCTGCTCACTACCAAGTAACTCCTGATAAAATTTGGGGATGTGTTGGTGAAAACTATGTTGCCTACCATGCAGGTAACTATCCAATGAACCAACGCTCTATTGGTATTGAACACTTGAACAACACTGGTGCACCTACATGGACTATTGCTGAGGAAACTTATAGAAACTCTGCTAAGCTCATTCGTGATATCTGTGAACGCTACAACATTCCTATTGATAGACAACACATTCTGAAGCACGGTGAAGTATCATCTACAGCGTGTCCAGGAGGAATTGACATTGATAGACTTGTAGCTATGGCTAGAGGAGCTGAGTACTTAACTCCTGCTAAGGCTACGCCTAGACCTTCTACTCCTGGTAAGATGCAACATGCTTACCGAGTAGATGACCTTAAGTATGTCAATGGTTTGTGGCAAGTTTACTGTAAAGAGCTTGTGCCAGTTGACATGGATTGGACTGATAATGGGATTGCTGTAGAGGATATCATTATCACAGATAAAAATGGAGTTAAACAGGCTAATCAGATCACTGAGGTAGGTAAGTACTTTGTGTTTGACCAAACTGCTACAGCCGATACAGGCTATGGAGATGTTGGTTCAGGCGGTTACTATTGGAGAAAATTCAGACTGAGAACTTCAGGAGAAATTTGGCTATCAGCTTGGAACTTAAACCACTTATTGTTTGGTTAAAGGGGGTGGGGTATATCCCCTCCCTATTTTTATTGGAGGAACTATGGAAGACATTTGTAAACAAAAGGACTGCTCCTGTGAGAATGTTGGTATTGGAGACTGTACCAAGCTACAAGAGCTAAATGACCTTCAAATTAGATCTAAAATGAGAGCTATTCTAAAAGCTGAATGGTGTAATCTACCTGAGGCTATTAGAAGAGGCTTCTACGGTGTGTGGTGTGTTCTTAAGAATATTATTAACCAACTGTGCTATATCCTTACTAAACTAGAGTGCTTAGAGTCTAAAGTAGATAAGCTATGCTCTATTGCTAAGTGTCAAGATGAGAGAATCACAGGTCTTGTGGAACATATTAAAGGTAAAATGCTTGAGAATGTTGTCTTTGGTATGAAAGGTGTAGGTACATCTGCCAATTCTGCTGGATATGGAGACACTTTCACATCTGTGACTGTTCAACAAAATGGTGACTTTGCTATTGTGTGGAATATGGTTTATGCAGGTAGAGAAGTAGGTAGAGGTACTATCACTGGTAAGGTATCTCACATGTACACTATGAATGAAGATGGTAGTGTTAAAGCCCACGTATCTAGAGTTGACTTTGACCAAGTTAAGTATGTAGGTGATGGTGGTAGCTATGGTAACAATGCTACTTTCTCTATTCAAGACACAAATGGCAGAACTGTGTGGACTAAATCTTATCAAGCAGGATCAAGCTTCACAGAGAAACCTGGACCAATCTCCATTGGTAAGGAAACAGTCCTTAGACCACAAGGTGGAAGCACAGGAGATATCTTGCTATTCAAGACACTTGACCAGTGGGATTTTGACCCTACATCAAGTGATGTGAGAGCTACCTATGTAAATAACAACTCACCTCTACCTAAAGTTGAAGGATGTGTTATTGACTGTGATAACTGCTAGGAGGCACTATGTTTGAATATTGTCCTAATTGCAGATGCAGGATAAAGTTCTATAAGGCTCATGAATGTGAGAAGATGAAGCATAACCTAGCCGACTCTGTGAAGTTGGCTGGTGATGCTATTGCCAATGGAGAAGAGTGTAAAGTAAAAGAAAATACAGCACATGGTTTCTTCAGAATATGGTGTAATATCAAGAACATTATTGAGATCATCTGTGATATAATTAAACGTATGAAGTGCTTACAGCGTAAAGCACAAAAGGTTTGTGAAGTACAGCACTGTTTAGCTGAGAGAATTGAAAGTGTCAATAGATTCATTGGTGTGTACAACTCAGATCAGGCTAGTAAACCATCTCCTGACCAATCAAATTGGGAAGCTGAGAAGAGAAGACTTGAGTCTGATTATCAGGCTAGCCTAAATGGTTATAATGCTAGAAGGGCTGAATATGAAAGAGCCTTACAAGCATACAATAATAGTAACTCTAACTATGCTTCTGCTCTTGCTTCTTACAATGCTAGAAAAGCTGACTATGAAAGAAGAAAACGTGAGTATGAAGCAGGTAACAACCAACAAGGAGGAGCTACTAAGTGGCAAGAAGCTTGGGGTACATTTCAACGTAATGGTGCACCTCTAGATGTTGCTATGGGTGGATCACCTAATGGTAGTGTCCAAGGTATTGACCTCAGTGAAGCTCACAGAAATGGTTATGGTCAAGGTATTGGGTTCACTTCTAAGAATAATGAGGGTACTATTGTAGATATCCAATTAAACCTCTTAGGATACTCCTATAAGGCTGGTGTTGGAGGAATACTACAAGGATGGTATGTTCAATATGGTGGTACTTATGATTGGTACTTTGATGTGTATGCTTCTACTGATGGAGGAAACAACTATTCAGTAGTTCAAAAGGATATTCTACTTGCTAAGCATGCAGATACACAAAAGCTTGCTTATGAGCCTAACTGGCATCTATCAACTATTAAGTGGAACAAGACATTCACAAACCTTCCTGCAAACTTCACTCATTTGAAAGTGGAAGTTAGAGGTAGCAATCCAGGAGATAGACACCAAAATGTATACACAAGAGAGCAGATTATTAGAGCACCTTTCCCTCCATTCACTGAACAACCCCCTGTGAACAATGCTACCAAACCTAAACCATTTAATGAGCAACCTCCTCAAAGACCTACTATTCCTCCAAAACCTGAGAAGAAAGTAGAGACAATTCCTTTGATTAAGGGAGGATGTGACTTAATGGATTGTAAGTTTGACTGCTTTATTGATGATAAATAGGAGAAATTATGTCAGATTGTATTAACTGTCAATGTGAAGAGATTGTACCAGGATCAACCGCCTGTGCATCTCTTAAAAAGCAAAATGATGACAGAATTAAACTTCATTCCCTTGTGCTAAGGGATACAACTCTTTGTGACTTACCTGAGCAAACATCTAAAGCTATGTATTCACAGTGGTGTTTCAATAAGAACATCACCTCACAGCTGTGCTGGTTGATGAATAATAGCTCAGGAGGTAAAACATACAAGGCAGGTAAAGATATCAGTATCTCAAATGATGGAGTTATCTCCTTTACAGGAACTATCCCAACACCTTCACCTGCTTATAATGATGCTGACCTTAGAGCTGAGAATACTAGACTTAAGAGTGCTTTGATGAAGATCATTAACAACCTTGCAGCTAGTGGAGCTTGGCAAGGTGGATTAGAAGGAGACTTCGTTCCTAGAAGAAATATTGCCACAGGTAATATTAACTTGTTCTCTAACACAGTGGATAGTGACTTCTTCATCCGTACTAATAATGGTAAAACAGAAAATGACCTTGCAGGAGGTATTAACTAATGGGATGTACAACTTGTAGTGGAAACCCTAACACATGGTGCACTCAGTGTATGCCTGCTGAGGACACTTGGGTAGCCCCTGTGGATAAGCTACCTGATGTGTTTATGGGAGATAGAGATCACATGTATCTTCTACCTAATGGAGACCTTTATATCCTTTCTCCTGATAGAACTAGATGGATTAAAGTTAATGGTCAAGGTGGTGGTGTTACTTATGATGATACCACTGTGATTAATAGACTAAAAGCTCTAGAAGGTAAAACAGATAACTTCATCTCATCTGTGAATGTATCAAGAAATGGTAACAAAGTAAAACTTACTTATACCCTTGTGGATGGTACTATCAAGGAAGTTGAGTTTGAGGATAAGGACACTGTAGCTTTAGCTTATGATGATACTGCCTTGAAGGCTAGAGTTAAAGCCTTAGAGGACAAGCCTGTGACACCTACTGGTGTGAATACTTTCTTTGCTAAAGGTGATATCTCAGGTAATGGTAACTCACAGAACGTAAGGATCACAAAAGATAAGCTTGTAAATGCTGACACTATTAAAGTAGGTGACACAGTAGTAGATAGCTATTGGGATAAGAACAACTTTAATATTGGCATGTTCAAAGTAGCTTCTGTGGATGGTAATAATGTTGTACTTAATGGTGTTAATAATATTACTTACCCTCACCCTAAGCAGTCACTAACTTTGGCTAATAGAGTTTTATCAATCTCAGAAGGTAATTCAGTTACTTTACCTAGTGATAATCAAACTCTCACACTTAATGGTAATACTCTTAGCATTTCTAATGGTAACTCTATTGAACTACCTGCTAATGTAGAGCCTAAAGTATACAAAGCTAAGGGTAATGGTCTAATCTTAGATGCTGATGGTACATTTCATATTGAGATGGCTACGGATACTGCTAGACAAGTTCCCTACAATATAAAAAATGGAGGGTTTTTCAAAAAATTAACTCCTGAGAACAGGACAATTTTTAAACCCAACTTTGGTTATGATACATTAGACAACCAATTATATAGTATTGACAATGATGGTACAATTCGTCGTAATACTATATTAGAGGCAGGCTTAATACTAGACTATGCAGGATCTTATGACTATGGAGACTTACATAAAAGCTTCTCTAGTGAGTCTGTTACTCTAAGTGTTTTGTCCACAAGTAGTCAAGGAATATCAGGATCTGCTAGTTTCATACAACCACAAGAACTGGAACTTGAAGTAGGTATATTAGCAATATGGAATAGTAACAACAAAGTAGTATTCAGGTTTACTCCAAAGATTGTATGGACTATAATTACTGAGTCTAAAGCAGAACACTACACTCACTTCATAACTAAAGAAGAGTTAGAGACAGAAGAACCTATAGAGATTGAAGTCAAGAAGAATGAAGAAGTTATTGGTAGACTTAACATGACTATCAAGAACGCAAAATTCTTCATGCAATCTGTTCAAGGTACTGTTGTATTGAAGAACCCTACTGACAATAAATACTATTACTTACCGAGGTTAAACTAATGTCAAAAACAGTATATAAAATAACAGATAAGCCTACTACTACATCCTATGATGATACAGCTCTGAAGGTTAAGATCACAGCATTAGAGAACAAACCTGATAATGATAAGCAAACTCTGACAGTTAATAATAATACATTATCAATTAGTGGTGGTAACTCAGTTACTCTTCCTTCACAAAGTATCCATAGGTTCTATGATGGAGATATTTCTGGTAATGCTGATACAACTAATACACGTACTGTACAAAAAACTAACTTTAGGAATCCTGATGGTATTAAAGTAGGAGATACAGTAGAAGACTTCTACTCAGACAAAAATACTATCAATAGAGGTATTTGGAAAGTCATAGAAGTAAGTGGAAACAATGTCAAAGTTCAGGGTATTGGTAATTACAGTACTAGTCTGTGGAAAAATCTAACATTCAATGCTAATACAAGAGAGTTATCACTTAGTGGAGGTAATAAGGTAACTCTGCCTCAATATGTGTCACCTCAAGAGTTTAACACACTCAAGAATGAGTACAATCAACTTAAGGGTGCTTTTGAGAAACTTCTACAGGATCTTAAAGGTTCAGGAGCATGGAAACAAACAGGTGGAACTATCTTTGAGGGTAATCTGTACCCTGATAGACATATTGCCACAGGTAATATTAACCTCTTTGGTGGAACTGTTGATGGTAGTGCCTTTATTAGAACTAACAATGGCAAGACTGAGAATGACCTTGCAGGAGGAATTAATTAATGGCAGATCAAGCTACACTTAATCAGGAACAGATTACTAAGGTAAGGCAAGCCCTAAGCCTTAATATCTATTCTACTGACAGTGGTACTAAGACCTACATTAGTGGGAACAATTTTAGGATTGAAAACCCTATGCTTGTTCCTTCTGTTGATGGAGGTCAAATTGCTGTTGGGCATATAAATACTGAAGGAAGTATCTACTATGATCTTGTGGTAGAAGGTACTAAGGTTAAAGCTAAAAATACTAGAGCTGTAATTAAATCTGTGTCCTATACTAAGACTCCTGGACTTACAATTTATGGTAGTTTTGGTAATGCCTCTTATGGAATCAATACACCACAAGGGAGCATCTTCAATAAGTCCTATGACCCTGCTTTTGGGAATAACTGGACTGAAACGATTAATAAACAGTTAAATAATAATGATGTTGAGATCTCTTCTAAGGTAAATGAGCAAAGAGTAGATGTAGCCACTACTATTGACCAATGGCAATACAGTCCAACAACTGCTACTGTGTCATTCAGTTTGACTGTGCCTAATACAAGCATCCTTAACATCCCTCAAGCGCCTAAAGAGGGTACACTTGTAATCAAGTATGTAGATAATGTTACAGGGGCTACACTTAGCACTGAGACTAAGAAAGTACCTGGTGATACAAGTCAGTCACATACTGCTCTTGATATCTATAGGGATACTTATAAGATTACTGGTAATAGAACTCAATCTGTTACAGTTCCTTCAGGACAAACTAAGGAGCTTACCTTTAGATATAATCCTATCTATGGTCAGATTGTGAAGTATATTGACAAGGACACAGGAAGAGAAATTCAGACTCAAAGCTATACTCCTGTGACTCATGGAGATCCTTTTAGACAAGATCCTCCTAGCATCCAAGGTTATAGGCTTGTACCAGGTCAGAACCCTATTAATGTACCTAGAGTAACTGGTAATGGTAACTACTCATTTAGATATGAGAGGATACCAACTACTGCTAATGTTATTGTTAAGCACCTTAATAAGGCTAATAATCAACCTCTACGTGGTGATGTAACTCTAAGTAATCAGACTATTGGTAGCAAGGTGAACTACAATCCTCCTGCTATCACTAACTATGCCCCTGAGAGAACAACCTATACTCACACTGTGGTTGAAGGTAACAATGTCATTACTGTGTACTATACAGAAAATGCTAAGATTAGACCGTGGGCTATTAGAAAGTCTAACACATGGAAGTCTCTTAACACTACAAGACAGTGGATGAAGATTAGAAGAACAGCTAACCAAAACTTTTGGGATACTAAACCTAATGCTGAAATCTATGCTACTGATACTGGTAAAGAAAACTACTCACCATCACGTATTCGTAAGGGTGGTAAGTGGAAAGCACAAGGAAAGATAGGTGACTAATGGCTATTGATGATAAAACAACTAGACTGAATGAAGCTACATTCACTAGTTATGGTGAAAATCCTAAGGATCGCTGTTGGTATGATGAATGTGACTGTGATGAAATTCCTGTTGCAGATTGTCAACGACTAGTAGATGAAAATAACAAGGGTGTAGGACGGTTTGCATGTATGGCTGAGAGTCAGAAATGCTACAATCCTAAGTTCTTCAGTTCATTCATGAAGAAACTGGCTTGTCAACTTAACCACTACATCCAAAACATCTGCGCATTGTGGGATATGGTTCAGTGTATGGCTGAATACCTATCTAAGATGGGTGATGTAGGTGCTGTTCAAGTAAACTATGCTAGAAACTCCGCTGTGTCTTCTGCTGACTTCTATCACCCTATCACAGATGGTTATGACCTAGACCTCTACATGGACTCTACTACAGGAGTCGTAGCTGGTGAGTCTGATGATGGAAGAAGAAAACAAACTGATAGAAAGTATCGTGTTTACATCAGATGGTGTGCTGATGGTACTACACTTAATCCTGCTCAGGATAACACAATGGAGATTGTAGTTTATCACTCAGGAGAACAGTATACTGAAGACCTTAGAAAGAACCGTGGAGTACACTGGCAGATGACTGGTATCTCAGATGGTGCTATGGAGATGTCTGATAGTATTATTGTTCCTGCTGGACAGCACGTCAAGGTGAGAGTAGAGCCTGCTAACTCTTCTTCAGGTGTATTCCGTGTACACCAATTCAAGCTAGAGTACACTCCTATCATGGATGCACAAGATACTCCTGAATGTCTTAAACTTACAGAACTTCCTAAGGATGACTGTAATTGTCCAAAATAAAAAAGAGAGCTTAATTGCTCTCTTTATTTTTTCTTGTGCTTCTTGAGTCTCTTATACAGTGCTTGTGGTGTAGATAACCCTAGCACAGTCTGAGTGTACTCAATGTAGCCTGAGTAAAGCATTTGATAGTAAAGAAGGTTCTGTTGTTCACGGATCTTCTTTTTTCTTGCTCGCATAGCTTTTCTCTCTCTTGTGCTATGAGAAAGCTTAATTGCTTCAGTAAGCTTATCAAACTCTCTTTCTAGCTTGATGTACTCATCAGATGCCTTAGCAGGTGATGACTTAGGCTCTTCTGCTAACTTAACCTTTTCAATATCAACATTCATACGACCATAACTCCTCTCCACAGTTCTTTATATAAATAGTTATACCACCTTTTTGAACTCTAGTAATCTGATCATCTCCTGACCATTTCTTAATGAACTTCTGTCTCTTCTTAAAGCCACAGATAGTTTCATCATAGTAACAATTACCAAGCTCATCAATCAGTTTCACTTGGTACACCTTTATAAAATTCATACATACTCCTTGATATTACCAAGTCACTAACTTTAACCCTAGTCTTTTTAGGGTATCTAATCTTGCACATACCTCTTGTGAGCTTATAGTAAGCCACAAGCATGTGTCCTACATCATTAGGGGTAATGATCCTCTCTTTACTATCTGCAAAAGGCTGATCTAGATACCACTTCATGAAGTCAATAGCAAACTTCTTATACTCCTGTGCATTAAACCTATCCTTATCTACAATTTCAAGGTACATCTTTCTCATACTAGGTGAGCATCCATTAATAAAGTCTAGTTCAATGTGTAGCTCATTAATGTAAGCTAGGTCAGTAGCTAGGTTATAAGCTGTGAACTTACTCAGTCCATACACATCACACTTCTTATTATAGTATCTATAGATCTCACTACACTTCCATCCATAGAATAGATCATCAGGAAGCTTGTCAATGAAATCTGCACAGGAAGCAAGAAACCTTTCTCCTCTATTAAGCTCTCTAGTCATTACCTGAATAGCAGGAGACTTGTAGTTAGGAGAAAGTTTAGCTTTAGATGAGTTTAGCTTAGTTGCTAACTTCTCTAGTTGATGTATTGTGATTACATCATGCTCATTAGTACATCTTCTGACATACTTCTCATGCCCTATATAGCGATAAACATACACAGTAAGTAGTTTATCCCTCAGGGGTACTCTAGATGTGTTAAGCGTTCGTATGAACATCTGAGACATGTCATCAAGATACTTAAGGTTATTAGGTAGGTCATATCTATAAAGATCTCCTACAGTCTTATTACCTATGTTGTACTTGTGCTCAAACGCATCTCTACGCTTAAGTATATAGAGCTTGAACTTTTCAAGTTTATTCATATTTACTCCTTTAAGAAGCCTAGTTAGTTGAATGGAAGCGAAAAAATATTTAGGAACAGAAACCATGAGAATAACTTTAGGGATAGATAATTAAAACTAACTAGGCTTGTCAAAAAAGTAAATACCTTACAGAGAGTGGCTAGTATGTGGGAATCACAAGTGCTGGCAATCGAAATAAAAAATGTAATCTATAAGTAGATCCTAGCCACTCTGTGTAAGGTATCCACTAGGGATACCATTCAATTATTCTGCATCTGCCCAATCATCATCTGCATCCGAGTCTGTTGAGTCTTCTTCCTCCTCTTCATCAAGAGCAAAGATGTCACGTACATTGAATTGTCGTTTCCCATTGTAAGGGTCACCTTCTTTGATCTCAACTCCCATGTACTTACCAACAATATCATCTGTGTCAATGTCATCTGAGTTAGGGTCAAGACCTACAGCTTCAATGATCTTGTATAGCTGTTCTTGTCCATAAGTGTTATCACGTACAAACAAGTTGAACATTGTAAGGTTTTCACCAAAGTTACCACGAAGTACAAACTTGTAGAAAAGCGCTCCTGTGTTTTGGTTAGTTCCTTGTTCCACAGCTTCCACAAGTACTTCATACTTTCCAGGTGTGTAAATAAATTCACGGACTTCAGGTGCTTTTGCTTTAAATGATAGTTTTGACATAGTTATTCTCCTTTAGTTTCTTCTTTAGTTTCTTTTGATTTAGTTTCTTTAGCCTTAGGCTTTTCCTCAACTTCTTTGGTTTCTTCCTTTGCCTTAGCTTGTGTAGTTCCATCTGTGTATCCTACAACTACATCCCAAGTAGGGTTAGTCACAGTTTCAGGAATTGATAGTCCAGGCTTGCGTGTTACCTTCAAGTTGTAAGCAGGGTTTCCTGATAAGCGTACTTGATAGAAATCTTTAGACTTCTTAACACCCTTAATCACTTTAGACTTAAGCACACGTTCTGTGTGTCCAATAACACGACTTGATGCTGTAAGGTACTTACCTACACTTTCCATTAAGTTAGGGATGATAGATGCTGGAATGTTTTCATCAACTACATCCTCAAGGTTGACTGATTTTTGCTGGCAGATAACATACACATTCTTACCTGCATAGGATATAGCCACAAGTTCGTCAACAAGTCCTTTGAGGATAGTTGATGCTTCACCATACAGATTAAGTGACATCTGTTTAGCATTTTTCTTAGCCATTAAATCCTTGTACAAAAGCTCTTGCACTCCTGTGAAGTGATCCACAGCAATGCTATCAAAGCCTTTAGCAAAGTTCATAGCTTCCACTACATCATCCCATGTGTGACATTCTGCTACAGCAAAACGATCATCAGGAGCTACTGAAGCCAATCCACGGTCAGTATCAATCACCAATACTTTTCCTGGGAGTGTATTGATGAAGGTAGTTTTACCTGAACCTGGTTCACCATAGAATGTTGTCAGTGTGTGTAATTTAATTTTAGTTAGTTTTTGTAATTTCATGTGTTCCTACTTTCCTGTACTTCCATAACCACCACGGTTTTCATTACCTAAGTGGTTTACTTTCTTAAAATGAATGTTAGGTTGGTTTTCAATAATTCTGAATTGACACAAGCGCTGTCCTTCTTCAATGAGTCCATCACGTGTAGCATAGAACTTAGCTCCCCAATAATCTTCATCACCACAGTAAGAGTTATCAATAACTCCTACACCATTTGTAAGAAGCAAGCCTGTGTTTTGGAATAGGCTTGATCTTGGTGAAATATGAGCTTCATAACCTTCAGGAAGCTCCATAGCTACTCCAAAGTCAACCTGAACTAGATCACCTTTCTTGTAAACAATACTCTTAGGTGAAGCTAGGTCAATCCAATCACCTTTTGTAAGATCCACAAGTTGAGGAGCATTGTCTTTGTACTTAATCTTAACTGTTTTCTTACTTGTCTTCTCAAAGAAGTAGTAGAGATCCAAGAGAAAATTAAGCAATAGTAAGATAAAAATTAATAATTGTGCGTTAGTCACTTTCATCTCCATATTCTGTGTTAATTAAATAGTTAATAGCCATCTTCATATCACTAATAGCTATTATATATAATTCTCTATGAGTTGTTTGCACAGATGTGTTTACAATGAATCTCTGAGTATCACTCATGCTTTCGAGTAAATACTCATCTGCAAAGAACTCAGTTTCTGTGAAGTATAGAACTGACTGAGGTGTGTTCCTCATTTTATCTAAGAACACAAGAGCCTTCTTAAGATCCTCTACTCCATTCTTATCCTTATATCGCCACACATACTTAACAGCAGATGCTACTAGTGGATTGAGTCCAGCTAAGAGCCAAAAATCCCAGCACTCTAGCTTGTTACCTGTGTAACGCTTAGGGTTAACAATATCTTCTTTCATCTTTTACCACGACATAATAAAGTTCCACACAATAGCTATAAGCTTAATTGTTATAGCTAGTAAAGCTACTGATACAACAGCACATCCCATAAGGGAAACTAGATCTTTAAGTTCCTTTAGGAGTTTCATCTGCAAACCTCTTAATAGCTAGTTTCAACTCATTGCACTCTTCTTCCTTAGTTAGAAGTTCTACATAGCGGATAGGTGTAAGCTGTACTGATGTAACTCCATCAATCCCTTCAATGAGTTTTAGTTTTGTACCTTTTATAGTTGTATATTTTTCTTCTCTATCCCATTTTCCAATGAAATAACCAATAAATACTGCTAGAAATGCACAAGCAACACATAAAAAGATACAAGCATCATTAGTAACCATTATTTCACCTTATAATGTTTCACTGTGAAACCATCACCTTTCATTGTAACTACTACATTATCCTCAGTGAGCTTATTCTCTAGACCCTTATAGTAAGTGTCTCCTTTATACTCACCTTCAACTGTGCTTACCACAGCTTCCTCACACCAAGGCTCAAAAGTCTTATAAGTCATAGCTCCACCAATGATCCAAAGATCTAGGCTAGAGTTCTCATAGACTTCAATAACTTCTTGAGGTGTATGTGCAATGTAGACATCCTCATGGTCATAACCTTTAATGTCATCCTCTTTTGTCAGGATAATGTTATGACGATTCTTTAGTGGCTTGCATCCTAGAGAGAACCAAGTTCTACTTCCCATGACTACAATGCCACCTGTTGTCTGATTCTTGAAGTAGTTAAGATCATCTCGATTGTACCAAGGTATCTTTCCTTTACTTCCAATCAAACCATTAGCATCCTGTGCCCAAATGAACCTAATCATTTGATTCCTCCTTATAGTGTATTGCTGGATAACCCAACAAAGTTATTCTATCATTTTTGGGTTGGACTGTCAACCCTTTTTTGAAAATTTTTCTCAATAAATTCATCTAAGTCTTCCATCATTTCACCAATGTAGACTTTATAGAGGTAATCATAGGCATCAGGCTTATGCCCACTCTTTCCTGGAATGTATAGTTTAAACTCAGGATCAGACTCAATTAAGTCTACAAGATGTACAAACTGGTCAAAGAAGTCTTTAGTACGGTATTCATTATACACAAGGCGGATAGTCTTACGCTTATAATTCCTTCCTGTGATCTTAATCTTAGGATTGACACAATCAAAGATCATATCACGTACATTGTAGCCTAGCTGTGTATACACATACATATACAAGTTACCTTGAAGGCTGTAACGGTATTCATCATCTGTGGGAGCTGTAGAGTGAGTCTTATAGTCAACAATGGTCACAGTTCCATCATCATTCTGAATAACAGCATCAATGATACCTGTGAACTGATGTCCATTAGGGAGGTCATAGTAGACTTGATGTTCAGTTTCAATGATTTTCTCAAAGTCTACAGGCTCACCTTCTGAAAGGTAGCGATCAATAGCAAGCTCTCCTGAAAGCTTAGCTTCCTCTAGGAATCCTGATTCTGCATAGATCTCACGTAGCTTAGCATAAAGGTCTTCCTGAGTCATTTTACCTTTACTCTGTGCTAAAAGCTCCATGCCTCTATGGAAGTATGTTCCACGATCCATGTACTGTGTTACTTCAGGATCTTGCTTCTCCTTGTAGCCTGCTAGGTATTTACACCAATGCTTCCAAGGATTTTCCAAAAATGTCTTTACACGACTTACACTATAAGTTGTCATTATCCTCCTCTACTTACTCCATTTTCTAAATAATAAACCATATCTTTGAATCTCATGTCAAGCGAATAGACCTTGCTATTAAGCTCCTCATGGTTCTGTTTTACTTCACCCTTAAGTTTCTCCACCTTGTATTCTAAACTCTCAATCTGAGCCTTCTGTGAGGTCACAGTGGTGTAACAGCAAAGAGTCAACAATAGGAAACCAAAGATGAGAGCATAATTAATAATTTTTTCTTGCATGTTCCTTAATCACAAAGCCTTTCTTTCTGCTAGATGTAAACTTTTTATTCTTTTCACCTTGTGGTTTAAAGCTCACAACATTAAGAGGCTCTTGCACAATAAAGTCTTCATACTCAGGAAATTGTTTAAGCAACTCTTCTTTACTACTTCCTACCACAGTATTGGAATTTTGCACAAGTGACCACCCTATTGACCCATCAACCATTTTAGTTAGGTAGTGGTGACTTGGAAGCTTAATCATGTAAGGTACATCCTCTTCAATGACCTTCCAGTTACCTTTCAGGATAGCGTTTATCATACGCTCTAACTGATCCACAGTTTCCTCTTCTGTGTTAGAACCATTCTTAGTAAGCACTTGTCTCCAATAGTGGTTTTTGTTTGCTTTTGTGCTATTTAGAACATAGTTCAGGTAAGAGATACGGTTAACCTTATCAGGGAAAGTATCAATAGGTGCATCAAGGATAAAGTCTTCTTCAGTCTTAGAAATTGAGATAACTTCTGTGTCCTCATCTTCCTCTGCAACCATGTTGACAATCTTAGTTTTTACCATGTCAGGAACTTCCTCACCTTGAAGGATTTTATCAAGGTAGTACTGTGAGATACCTGACTCATTACATAGTTTAGATTTACTTTTAGTTTTTAAAATATCCTCAATAATTTCTTTATAGTTCATAATTTTCCTCACAGGATGGGAGTTATTTCCCATCCTCTTTTAATTGATCTGTTAAGCAAGCACTACATGGAGTGACTTCATAACCTAAAAAGATAGCTAAAACTTGGTTTGCTACACGTGACTGCTCAAGGAAAGCAAACTTAACCTTATCATTAGCTAGGTCTACTTGCCAAGCCTCAAATGCTGTAATAGTTGCCACAAGAACGTGTTTAAGGAGACACCACATGTCAGGGTTTCCTTCCTCATCAGCCTGTGACTTAAGCAATTCCATAGCTTTTCTACGCTGTTCAGTAGTAGTCTGAAGAAGCTGTGTAATCTGATACACTTTCTCTTTTGTGTCATAGATAGCTACTTTATCCTCCTCAGTTTGAAACTCAGGATTGTCTAGGTTATACCAAAACTTAATCTGATCCTCATATTTACGAATAAGGATCTCCAAGTGGTACTCACTAGCTCCCAAGTGCATGATGTTTGTGATAATATCCTCAGTAATCCCTACTGAGCTACTTTTGTTTACCATTATTCCTCCTAGAATACATTGTTTAAATCCATTTTATAGCGAATGAAGTAGGTGCTTTTAGCCTTTCTGTGCATCTCTTCATGGAACTTTTCAGCCTCTTCATAAGTAGCAAATTTGTGTACTCTCTTAAGCTGGCTATCAAAGAACTCTAATACATTATAAGTCATTCTGCATAACCATTATCAATGATTGAAATGATTTTCTCTCTTAACCATAGAGGAACAGTCCTATCAATCACAGGATAATGAACAATCCTCCTTTCTATCCTTTCAGGCTCATCAATGACCACATGAGAGAAGCAACATGTCTGTGAAATGTAGTCAGTCACAGTCTTGTAGGCATTACTGAATCTACGGTACATGTAGTCAATCTCCTCAGGTAGTCCATGCTTAGTCTTAAAGATTAGGTCAAAGCTACTCATCTTAGACACAGGTTGACCATAGTGCTTTCTAATATATCTGAGACCATTAAAGAAGTCATCCATTACATACACAGTGCCCCTGATTGAGATTGTATATAAGTCTTCCCAATCATTCTGCTTGTCTATGTAGTGCTCAGGGTCAATCTTGAAAAACCTGCGATTAGCCTCTCTGATCTCTTTGTATTCATCAAGCCTATAAGCAGGCTTATCTAAGATTATCATTCTTATCCTCCCCATGCTTGTGCAACTTCAGCATCAGCAATAATTGGTATTGGAATGTCAAGTCCTTCAAGAATAGAAGGATGTTCCATAGTATACTTAAGCTTAGGAGCTACTTCCTCAACATAGTCATCTCTAATTTCAAAGAGAATTGCATCATGAACAGAACCTAGTACAATACATCTATCATGGTCAATCTTATCACTGAACACAATATCAGCTAGAGCACTTGTACACATGTCAGAAGCAAATCCTTGGACTCCTGAGTTTATGGATTGTCTTTCAGCCTGACCTCTAGTTCTAAAGTTGCTAGAATTAATGTCAGGAAGGAAACGTTTACGTCCAATAGGAGACCATGTATATCCATTAGCTCTAGCAAACTCCACACAGTTCTTGTGCCATTCTATCAGTGTAGGGTAAGCCTTGAAGAAGTTGTCACGTAGCTCCTCAGAGTACTCTTCTGTGATATTGAGCCCAAACCCTTTTGCATACTGAACGAATGTTTTTGCACTCATTCCGTATAAATAACCAAAGTTCAAACTTTTAGAAAAAGTTCGTTTCCTCTTTTGCTCTTGCTTGCTAAGGTTTGAGGTATCACCAAACAAAAGTGTAGTAGTCTTACTATGCAAGTCACTCCCTGACTGATAGGCATGTTGCATATTCTCATCTCCTGAAAAGATAGATGCTACACGCAATTCAACTTGTGATAGATCACATTCCAATATCTTCCATCCAGGTCTAGCTTCAATCAAATTCCTTACATTTTTATCCTGGGGGATATTTTGCAAATTTGGATTGTTACAAGTAGTCCTACCAGTACGTGCTGTAATATTAAAACTAGGATAGATTCTATCATCTACCTGAATTTCTTCCCAAGATTTAATAAATGTTTCCAGCTTAGTCAACCTACGATACTCTAGCAGATCATCTACTACAGGATTACCTATATAGTTCACTAGCACATCACTGCCTACTGAAGGTACTCCCTTAGCTGTCTTCTCAATAACTTTAAGACCTACACCATATCCAATAGTCACAGGAGCATAGTTATGCTTAAGCTTAACCGTAATATCATACAGATGAGGATTCTTTTCCTTCCACTCATTCATAAACAGCGTAGCTCCCTTACGTGTGTCAAACTCACCTCTATAGATTATATCATTCATGAAGGAGTATTCAATCACTTCATAGGTATTAGGAAGCTTCTCACCTTTCTCATCATACACAGGGACATCCTTATCTGTGAAAAGTATCTTAGCTACCTGTGCTGTAGAGTTCCAGTTAATGTTACCCACTGTGAGTAACCTTTCAAGGATAGGCTTATACTGCTCCTGAAGCTTCTTAGCTATCTCATGTCTTCTAGGACTTATGGGTGCTCCATTCTTTTCAACCTCAAGGTAAGCTTTATACACACGCATCTCATGTTTATACACTTTCTCAAGATTATAGATTTTTAGCTTTTTCTTAAAGATCTTGACAAGCTCCATAGGATAGTACACATCATCCAAGCCATAGGCTTTAAACTTTTCTGTGATCTTTCCTGTCTTAGCTTCCTTAGAGATATCATAGTCGACTTTAAAGTACTTCTTAACTAAAGGTTTAAGCCCAAGCTCTTCTTCACCACACACATGAGCCATTACTAGGGTATCAACCCACAGCTTCAGCTCAATCCCTGTCTTAACATAAAGGAAGAGTAAGTCAAACTTTCCATTGTGTGTGACTAGCTTAGCATCCTTAAGCTTAGTAAGAAGCATTAAAGCACGTTTCATTCCCAATTTCTTCCAATCGAAGAACCTACGCACATACTTTCCTTGGTCTACATTTGTAAACCCAATCTGAATTGAAGTGATTTCATCTCTAAACCTATCAAGACCTGTTGTTTCAATATCCAAACACACAGGATATTTCAGATCAATAGTATTTATCAATATTCATCACTCTTTCTTTAATAATTTCTGTATAGGTTACATTCCTTGTGTTTATTACATTTTTATCAAAGATAAGAAGACCTCCTAAATCAAAGGTATTCAGACTAGAATAATACATTTCTTTATCTGTGTACTCACAGTCAACAGTTTCACCACCTATAAAGTGATATCTTACAACTACTTCCTCACTCATTTTTACCCTTCCTACTTAGAATACCTACAATGATAGCTCCAATAAAACCTATCAGCCAAACAGCTCCAATCAGTAGTTCAATAACATCTGATAAAGTTAAAGCAAAAATCATTACAACTTCTCCAAAATCCTATAAAAATCAATAATTCTATTAACTTCTACTAGTTTTCCTGCACTGACTCTTACATGGTTGAAATATCGTATACCACCATCTTTTAAGGATACCTTCAAACATATATTTTTAAATAAATCCACTTCATCAATTAGAATGATCTCAGAAATATTTATAATAAATAGCTGGAATCCTACCTCTTTGTTTTCAAGACCAAGTATTAAAAATTTCATTACAACTCATCCTCATTAAGTTCTTTGAGAGTATCCCACATACCTCTATCTAAGTAAAGGATAGGTACAACTTTATCCTTCTCTGTTGGAATAGTTTTAAATTCCCACCATTCAGAACCATCATACTCAGCTCTCTCAATCCACCAGCCATCTCCAACTAGCACAAGGTCTGTAGCAACATGTTGAGCACCAAAGCCTGAGTCATAATCTGTCTTCTTAGCTACAATTTCAAAGTTTTCTTTTGTTACCTTGAAGTCTTCACCTTGGATAAAAAGTACATCTTCAAAAGTTTTACCATTTTCTTTTAAAAACTCAATAGTTTCTTCCCATAAATTACTCATTCTTCTTCCTCCCAAATATTGCCTACTACCATAATTGGATATGTATAATCTTCAAAAATTTCTGCTAGGGCTTCTTCACCATTGTATTCTTCTGACTTAATCATAAATAAAGCATGGTTACTATCCCAATAAACATTTACATATACAATATCTGTACCAGTATCAATTCCAAGAATATCTCCTTCAAAGATCTCATTATCGTCCTCATCATGTAAGCCTGTTGATTGACTTACTGTTTCTGGTCTTACTGGACACCAAGAGCCAATAGTAATGTATTGTTCATTAGCTTCTATTACTTCGTTGATAATAAAGGCTTGTCCATCATCTTTAATAAGATAACCATATTGCCATTTACCTTTACTTTTCTCATCAATAGATAAACCTCTAAATTTTGGAATCTTCTTCTACCTCCACTACTTCAAACATAGGATTGTCAAATACTCCACCAAAACCACCTGCTTCAAGCTCTTCCTTGGTGTGGTATAAACGTACTGTGCTAGATTCTTGATTAAAACCAAAATACCATTTCCCAACAACACCATACTTAAGGCATGATGAGTCTTTCACAACATTTTTAAATTTTACTTTATACTTTTTCTCTCCCTTAACTTTATAACCAAATTGGTGCATATTAATGATAGTTTGAAAAGCATCTTTTGAATTATTTAACCATCTTTTGAAATTATCCTCTTCTGTATCTTCCCAATCTATGATGTAATTCCATAGGTTATAGTCTAAATTAACTTTATTCTCTTCATACCAGTCAGCTACATACTGAGGTACTTCAGGTACAAGCTCTTTATTAAAGAAATCCTCAGTACGTTTGAAAACCTCACTTATAGCCTTATTGATCCATTTCTCCTTTAAGCAAGGGTTATTAATCATTAGCCCATTAATTTTATCAAAAAGCTGTTCTTTTTTATTATACTCCATCTTTACTTCCAAGTAGCTTTAAGATCACCATAAGGAATACTCTTGTGTAGTCTTCCTTCAGCAATTTCAATAGCTAGTGCCCTTTCTAAAATCTCTTTACGATTCATTTCTTTTCTTAATTTTTCTTTCTGTGATAGCTTCCTAACTGAAACCTTTTCCTCTTCATTAGAGGTCACAAAACAGTCTTCAAAAATTGCAGGTATTTCAGGAGATTGTCTCCCTTCATACTTATCATAGTAGCTTGCTAGGAGCTGTGATCTTCTTACATTTCCTTTTTTAGTATTCACATAGTACCAGCAAAGATATTCACGCTCTTTCTTGCTAAACACTTCCACCATGTTATCCACAAGGTAAGGAAACAGGATTCGCTTCCCTTCTGCTACTTTCTTCACAGAATAGTAAGCTCCCCCATTCTTGATTACCTTACCTGTGGCTCTCTTGTGTAGCTCACTTAGGTAAGCACTGATAGACATATCTACACGTCTAAGGTAGGAATCTATCATACTAAAGAATACTCCTGAAAGGTCTTCCCTCTTGCTTGCCTCATCTAACCAAGTACAGGATCTGTACCATCCACCATTACTCATTTCTTTTTACCCTTTAGATTGTACTCAGCATTGAGCTTATTAATGATAACATCCTGAGCCTTATTCTGCTCAGCAAGTACTGACCAGTATGTAGTCCACATCAAACTTGATAATGATCCAAGGAATTGTTCTACTGTCATTCCTCTACCTCCTCAATCTCAATTACTGGACAATTAAACATCCATTCAAAGCCAGCATTTACAAGATCTTCCTTGGTGGGGTATAAACGTGCTGTGCTAGATTCTTGATTAAAACCAAAATACCATTCTCCATTAACCATATCAAATTTAAAACTTTCTGAGCCTTTTTGGGCGTTTTTAAGTTTGATAATATACTTCTTTTCCTTAACCTCATAACCAAAAAGCTTCATACTTACTAAAGTTTCTACAGGATTTTTTTCAGAGTCACTTAACCACTTAGTAAATTCAATGTTTTCTAACTTTTCAGGTTCATATGAATATCTCATCCAATCCCAAATATTATACTCAAGATTACCTTTATATTTTTCATACCAGTCAACTACAAATTGAGGGACATCTTTAGGTTTGTAAATACCCTCTAACTTCTGTAGATCCTCCAAAACCTCTTCAACTGGAACATCCTCAAGGAACATTTCTTTATATTCTTTAATTAATTCACTTAATACCATCTTAAATTCTCCAAAATTTTAAAGTCAAGGGGAATTTCACCCCTTGTATATTAGTTTTCTTTTTTCTTAAATGCTACTGTAAGGCTTAAAACTGTCATACCTAACACAGCAAGGGCTACACCTGTTTCTGATCCTGTTTGTGGAAGCATAGGAGCTTTATAAGTTTCTACAGGTGTTTCATGTGAAACTTCACCTTTGTTTTCAACCTTAACTTCTTCCTTCTTAGGCTCAACCTTAGGAGACTCTGAAGGTACTTTTGGTTTATCTTCAGGAGTCACAGGAGGAGTCTTAGGATCTTCATGAGGTTTCACAGGTTCTTCAGGAATATGCAACTCAGGAATTTCCACAATAGGTGCAGGAGGAAGTACAGGAACATCTTCAATTGGAAGGTAAGGCTTCTCAAGGATAGGAGCAGGAGGCATCAAAGGAATATCCTCAATAGGGAGGTAAGGTTTATCCAAAATTGGTGCTGGTGGCATTAATGGAATATCATTAATGTTCAACTCAGGCTTTTCATACTTAGGAGCATCATTTGGAATTTCCCAAACAGGTTTATTCTCACCTGAGGCATCACCTTTTCCTCCCACAAGTTGTACATAGCTATATGAGGTATATCCATCATTTTCAGCCTTCAATTCAATTTTGTTAGTTGGATTTACTGAATCCTTCACAGCATTGACAAGTTTAGTCTTATAGTTGACGTAGAGCATGTGATCCAAGCGATCCATTTTGATTGTAAATCCATGATCTGATTTACTGATTGACTTAACAAGATCCATAGCATCACCTTTATCAATCCAAGGATCTAGGCTTTCAATGTTTTTGATCTCAAAATAATTATCAACTAGCTTTTGGTTCTCTGACATTTCATCAATGATTGTGACATAGTTAAGAACACGCTTAGCATAATTTACACGTGCAGTCCAGTTAATCACAGTAGGATCATCTTTATCCTGTGAACCCCACTTAGATACCAACTCATCTTTACCAATTACTTGCTCTTTACCAATGTTAGCGGTAACTACTGTGCCGTTAAAGTTGACTGATACAGGCTTACCTGACTCTACTTTGTCAGTCCATTTTGCATCAAGTTTGAGACTCATTTGTTTGTTCAATGGATGGTTTGTAAAGTAGTCATTAAACACAGTGGTTACTGTACGATCTTCAGGATTGGTAGAAGCCTTACCTACTACAGCATCTTCAGGGTTTTTAACATCAAATTCATACTTAGTTTGGAAGTTAAGCTCTTCAGGGAAAGTCATTGTTACTTTATCACCTGCATTGATAGGCATATCATCAGCAAACTTGATATTTTTATACTCTACAGTAAATTCTTGATACTTTCCTTCACCCTTAGATTGGTCAATAACAACTTCAGGATTTTTTACAGTGATCTCTGTGCCTTCTTTAGTGATCTCTGTTGGCTGTTTAACCTCAGTGGTATTATTACCCTCTGGATTAGTTACAAGAGCTGTAGGAGCTTCCTGTGAGCTTACAGGGCTATCCTGAGCATCAGCTTTAGCATTATTAGCAAGTGCAAGTGTAGCAAGTGTAGCTACTGTTAAGATTGTTACTTTGTTAGTTTTCATTTTCAAATTTTTCCTTTTCTTTTTTAGTTAGTCTTGTTAGTTCCATTTTGTCAGGCTCATATCCTGAGTCATCATTTCTCTTATAAGCTTTACATCCCATGTTATCATCAACCACAAGATCGTAAACATCTCCTGATTTATGGTTTCTAAAGTAAGTAACCATCCTTGATGAATTATTGGATTGTCGCTGTAGAAGAATCATTGACTCATACCATCCCTCAATAAATGCAGAACCGTACATATCTGAGGTTTGAATCTTAGCACCCCTTTCAAGTTTCCTTGAGTGGTGTACTAACATGATAGAGCAGTTAGTCTTCTTGCTCAGGTTTGATAGCATTTCAAGCCTTAGGACAATATCCTTATGCTTGTTAATATCTCCTGAACCAAAAAGTAGATACATAGGGTCAATAATTAAAAGCTTAATTCCTAGTTCTATGATACTATCTTTAAGCTTATAAATATGATCCATTGTGATATTGTCATCTACAAAGTAGATAGGCAACTCAGTTTCACCAGTGATTGAATATATCTTGTGCTGTTCCATAGAGAGGTTATTCTCACCTTGAATGATTAATACAGCACCTTGTTTCACTTCCCTTCCATCAAAAGGTTTTCCTGTAGCTACAGCACAGGCTAGATTAAGAGTAAGAGTTGACTTGAAGGACTTAGAAGGTGCTCCAATCACACCTACTGAGTTATTCTCCCACAAGTCTTCAATTAACCAAAAGTCCGTAGGATCAAAAGGTTCAATCTCATCCACACGCTTGATATTAACTTTACCCTTGTGTGGCTTCTTACCTCTTAACTCAGTATCTTCAATCCTTACAATTCCCTTAGGAGCTTTACTTAAACGCTTCAATGAGGCTCTATTTTCAATCTCTTCTTCAATCTCTTTAGCTTCAGCCTCAACCTTAGCATAAACTCTATTTACTTCAGAATCTACGTTCTTTTCTGTGAACTTAGCCATTGAATCAGGAGCGTTTAGAAGCACAAATTTCACTTCTTCCTTGCTTGCTCCATTGATAAACATTTTGCTTTCAATGTTCCAAGCCCACTCTGACCTGTCTGATCCTAAAGTATTATTAAACTCTTGTTTTACAGAATATTCAAGCAGTAGTTCCTCTAGGTCATATTCTTTGTACTCTATAGGCTCATTACCCACAATAACGCTTTTTGTGATATCTACATCTTTTAGAAACTTGATAATCTCACGTTTCCTGTACACTGTTCCTTTACCTTGCATCCCTGATACATTGAAAGTACTAGCATACTTGTGGTTTCTTGTCCCTGGAATACGGTATAAATGCACAATGTCAGATCCACAAGGGTCAAAATCATATTTAGCTATGAGCTTACGGTTGATGATCTCTTGTTCCTGAGGAGTTACTTTATTATCTAAAATCCAAACGCCTTGGTACTTTCCTGGGCTTGTTTCCCAATAATAGCTAGGTGGAAGATCTTCAGGAATAGGTACTCCATCAATGTCTTGTGCAATGATAAAGCTATCTTTTGCGTTAATCTTTTCACGTTTGTTATTCTTAACAGGTGTAAAGCAGATATACAGATCATACTTATCCCTTAAGGCTTTAACCTGTGAAGGAATAAGTTTAATTTTATACTTGTGTTCCTCAAATTCTCTACTAAACCTTTCCTCAGGGTGTTTTTGTATGTAAAATGTTTTATTCACAGCGAAAGGTATCAGGTCATCTTCTGCATAGTTTCTTCTTAGAAGATCTAAAAATTCTTTACTCATCTACTCTATAAATCTCCAATCATTTACAGGTTTAAACTTAAACCTTTCAGGCAACTCTCCTATCAGGATACTGTAAGGATATAATAAGACATCACCTAACCTAGAAGAAGCTTCTTTCAGGTAACTTTTAAGTGAGTTAATAAATCTTTTTGATTTTCCTTTAATCATATCTAGAAAATAACAGTCTACATGAGCAATTGTTTCATGAACATCAAAGCTATCATTACACAAGCATCTATCCTTATTTAGCTCAATTAGTCTAAAGTATCTTTCATCTGATTTTTTCTCAGTGATAATACCTAGAGCAATTAGCTGGTCAAGAGCTTTATACACAGTTTTACGATCCTTGATACTTGTCATCTCCATTACGTTTTGTGTGTTTACATACTGTTGGTCAGGCATACCTAGATAGATTTTTGCTGTCCACAAGAAAGCAAGCACTAGAGCTGTTTTTAAGCTCATTCCGTAAAGCATAACCCATCCTAGATTAAGGTTGAGATAGTCTTTAGCCTTTCCATTTTCATCATAACTAAAACTATCATAGTAAAGGCTAGTATTTACTTTATAGTTTCTTTTTCCTGCAAACTTAACTCCTTCATAGCTTAAAAGGTAGCTTTTATTTTCAGCAATACCTAGATTTACTAGATTAGTAAGGTATCTTGTGAGTTGTGCAGAAGACACAGGAAAAACCTCTTGCAATGTCTCAGTACTATAGTTAAATGTCATTTCTTCATCCTTTGTGTGGCTAGCACAGAAGGCATAAAAGATACATTCATTAATAGAGTTGAAAGGGTTATCATGCAAAAGGTTTATAGGAATTTTAATATACATTATTTTCTCCTTGAGTTAATATTAGTTCTTAATAAATTAGTGTAACCCTATTATAACACAATTAATTTAAAAAGCAATACTTTTCTTTAAAAAATTTTAAATTTATTTTCTTAGTACCTTAGTATTTATATACTTAGTAGTTAAGTAACTATATATTATATAAATTAAGTATTATTATATATGTAAATCACTAACACCCAGATAAAATAAGGTTGTGAAAATCATTAATACCCAGATAAGAATTTTAATTAAAGGGAACTATATATCAGTTTACACTAAACACAAGATATAGTATTTTCGAGAATATCAAAAAGACGACTTCCGCTTGGAAGACGCCTTTTTTATGCTTATTTCAAAAATTCATACTCAAATAAGAATGGCACAATTTCAGAATTATAATATTCTTTTATCATTGTTTTCAATGTATTCAAGTGTTCGTTTAATTCGGGATAGTTATAGATTGTTTTATCATTTTCATCTTTTTCAGATGTGTTAAGTTCATCAATAATCTGATAAACTGAATACGTCAATTTAGAATTATAATTTTCCGTTTTCTTAGCTTCTGTTAGGACTTTTTCCCATTGTTCAAATAAAGCAGTCTCTTTAGAACCTTGTTTCAATTTTGCTAAGTTGACTGTTGCTAGCGTATCTCCATTAGAGTTATCTAGTGACAACTCATTGCGGTAGAATCGTCCATCAGAACCATATAAACTTCTCATGTGATTTTGCGTTTCAAGTGTTGTGAAGAGCAGAATTTTCAATAAGTCTTGTTCAATCTTGTTACTTGATACAGCTTTATTAAAACGTTCAGCGCCATCAGCAGATTTCATAATATTAGCACGCTGTGTCCAGTGACGATTATAAGTAATGTAGCGACTGGCGGCAAACATTGGGAGCTTTTCGATGAAATTGTCTTTTCTTAATGGGAAATACCCTGCACCATTATATAGACTAGCAACTAGTAGAGAAGAAGCCAAGTCAGGATTGTCAAAATTCACTCCAGAAGCTCGCAAATAGCCAATTAGATTGTTATTTATAATTGTCTGAGAAGTAATTTTATTCGTGCCTACTAATTTTGCTCCATTTAACCCCAATACAAAATCAGATAATTTATCGTCACTAAATTTCCGTTTGTCGTAATACACATTACTATATTTCGTATAAATACGATTGATGGTTAAATCTTCTTCTTGTAAGATTTCGTTATTGGCTATATTGAATGCTTCAAGGGTAATATTATCTAATTTTTCATCTACATTTGACCAAAGAATACAAGAAACTAACGCATCAATTTTAGTGTGAAAATGTCTTCGGTTGAAAGCAAATCCTCTTTCAAACTTTTTATCAATGAGATGACTTTCTTTCCAATATTTGATTGGGCTATAAATAATGTAACTATCAGTAGGCTGACGAAGATAATATTTGAAACCACTCCAAATAAAGATATTTCCCATCTCATTTACACCCATTCCCTTGATTTCTTGTTTCATCTGTTTCATTAAATAACTTTGTTTCCATTGAGATGATGATGAAGTCTTTTTTGCTTTTTGATGTTCTATACTGCGTGTATCTGCGTAGGGTGGGTTTTCATACAAAATAATTGTTACTTTTGGGTCGTTGATATAGCGTTGAATAATTTCATTATTGATATATTCCTCGCTAAGAGCATCCGCTCCTCGGACTAGCCCCATATTAAAAGTATCTTCTTTTTCAGTTGGTGGGATGATATGACGGACTTTATCTCCAAGCAATTCCAGCAGAACTTTGTATTCATAATATTCTATAGTTGAAAGAACACAGTGACTTAATTCCTCGTCGCTCATCAATTTCTCAAGGTTTCCAGTTCCGGCACATCTATCCAAAATAATATAATCATTTCCTTCTGGAACACGTTTAATAGCTTGTCGGACTAGCTCCAATGACTTTTGAACATAAGGTTCAGGAGTGTAGAAAGCTCCTAAATTTTTCTTTTGCAAATTATCATTGAGTTTATCCATCAAATATTGAAATTGAACATTAGTTTCACCGATATAAGGATTGATAAACTCTTTTAGTTTCTCAGGTTTCCGAATTTCACCAATAATTTTAACTTTACCAGTATGGTCACCGATAAAATCAGACTTTTTAGCTCCTTTGTTTTCACGATAAAAACGTTCTGCCCAACCAACAATACAGTTTTCATCGATGTTAATTTTTGTATATTGCTTTGAACGTAGTAAAGTAATAAGACGACTTTCGTCTAGTTGACTTTGACCGTATTCTAAAACTTCAAGAGGAACATCAGAAGAAAAACCAGAGGTTTTTACACTTGCACCACCAAAATATACTTTTTCGATATGTATTAAATATTCCTGACTATCAAAAACGTAGATTTTTTCATTCGTTAGCGACACAAGCAGAATGTTTTTGGGAATTTCTTTTCCTTTGATTCTCCGAGCGGATAGATATTTGATGGCTTGGAATAGAACAGTGTTAATATCATTGATAACAACTTTAAATTCAATCAGATTTCCATTTACAATACCATCTGTATAATCCGTTAAAATATCATCTGTTTTCAAAGTTTTATCAACAAGAGGTAGATAATCTTGATAAAACTTGAGTTGTCCATCAACTTCGTTTGAGAAATGGTTAGGCATATTGTAGCTCCCCATTTCTCTCTAAAAACAACTCAGAAAACTCAACATAAAAAGCCTTCTCACAAAAATGTGAAAAAGCCTGTTTTAATGCTTGATAAAAAACACGCCCGATTACATAATCAGTGTGAGCTGTGAGCTGTGAGCTGTGAGCTGTGATTGCGTTCATAATACTTAATTTCCTTTATTTTTGATACTTCTATTATATCAAAATTTTGGAATCTTGCATAGTTCCCTAATTAAATATCACAGAATTGTAAATTTTAGGTTTAGCCTGTTGACAATTTTATATCTTGTGGTATACTTGTATTATAGCTCCTGTTGAAGCTATACTCCTTGCATGATTAGTTTTCGTGTAATGGATTAGTGTGTTAGAAATGATCTTCAGAAATGAGGGTCATTTTCTTTTTTACTTACTATTGAGGATATGAAAGCAATCATCTGCATCAAGGTACAATCCTGAAAGAATCTCAGCTGTACCAAAAGTCTTATATTTACTATCCTGTGATGTATTGGCATAGAAACGTATTCCTACATCTTCTAGCTCACCTGTGTTTATACTCATTCCCTCAATTTCTTTAAAATCCTCAAATTTTAAGTAAAAGATAAAACACATCATTGCTATTGTGAAAGAATAAGCACTTTTAGCCATCTCTCCACTTCCAAAATTTGTGTATGTTCCTGAAAAGGCTATATCTTTACCTTCCTGATAGTAATATATACGTGTAGAGGGGATTAGGTTATATTCTTCATCTAAACAGTAAAATTTAAGCATTTTATAGCCTACAGCATCTAAAATTTTAGGAGTATCACTTCCTGTTTTCCTTTCAGCGTGGCAAGAACCACAGAAAGCCCACTTTTTAGAAATATCTTCAATTTTATCATCAAAATAATCATAAATTAAGGTTCTGTAGTGATAACCTTTATGAAAATTAGGCTTACCTGTGTAGTAGTTTTCAAACCATGCTTTCACTTCTCCCCAGATCTTCAAATGATCCTCTTTAAAGGTTATATTTTGGCTTGTAAGCTGTTTTTTAAGGCTGGGGGTATTATTCCCTTCCTCATACTCAAAACCGCTGTAGTAGCTCTCTAAAAGCACCTTAAACGTGATATTTTCATATCTATCATTCAAGGAAAGGTTTCTAAATAAATGATGTGCTTTATCTTCAGCCTCACCTCTCTTATATTCTAACAGCTGTGCTTTAATATCCCCTAAAGGGCTAAAATGCACAAGATTAGGATAGATAACATCTTTTCCAAAAGCTTTTAATATTTCATTTGTGTAATGATCCTCAATAAACCTACTAACTTCCATATAAGAGTAAGTTAAAGCATCTATAATACCTTCATCCTTAACTTTATCAACTAATCTAGTTTTAATTATAAAGTCACAAATAGGATCTATATAAGGTTTTCCTAGTGACTCTTTTAAGGCTCTTTTCTGTATCTCCTGTAAGGGTTTAAAGTATTTGAAACCTTTTAGATCTTCAGGATTTAGGTTTTCCTGTAAGAAATTAAGCGTTTCTGTGTAATTCCCTTTGATTTTAACTTTATTCATATAGACTTAACCCCCTAACTCCTATTAAGGCATTATCTAAATAGAACTTTCTCCCTGTGATAAGTACACCTTTAGTGATACCTTTTTTCTTTAATGCTTCCGCTGTGATTTTACTCACTATGATATACTGATTATTTTCTATTAAGCTTTTAATCACAGGTAAAGGGTCTGTGATAGTATAATCAATAATATCAATAGGTACTCCCTCAAGTTCCTTGAAGGTTTTGTAGCTTGTATATGCTCTTAAGGTAAGCTTGCTTTTTGGTATAATCTTGTAAATAGCTCCTTTATGGTCACAGATATTAATATTATGACCTGTTAAGTTAATCATCTAATCCTCCTAGATAAAATTTTAAGCTTTCAGGAATAAGAAGAGGCTGGAAAGTACCTGCATTAATGTATTTCAGCCTTACTTCTTCCCCTAGCTTGTTCAAAATAAAATAGTCATGGTTATTTTCATAAGCTTTAATCAAAATAACCTTGTCACCTTTCTCTAACCAATCCCAAGACTCCCCAAGGGTGTATACCCCTAGGAAGTCAAGGTAAGGAGCATGAAAGTAGTTATTTTGCTTAATGAACCTTACAACCATATCTACTGTTTCCTGGATCATAGCTTGTGAGCCTCACTTGTGATATCTACAAAAGTCCATAGAACATATACAGCACAGTAGAAGAGAAGGAACAAGCGAAAAGAATAATCTAATACAGGATGCAATGCAATAGAAAATATTACAAAGACATTTGAGTAATAGATAAATAGTTTTTTAAAGTTTAGTTTGCGTTTTTTAGTATTTTTCATTTTTTAATTCTCCATTAAGATTTTTTTAATAATTATTGCTGTTTCCATTGCGTCACTTGCTTCATAAAATTTACCTTTATGAAAAATACCTTGGTAAGTATTCCAAAAGTTTTTATTAAGGTGATAACTTAAATAGCCACAAAGTTGAAATATACTATCATCTTTACCAAAAGTAAGTATAGCTTCCTTAGTACCTCCCACAAGGTAAATACAAACTTTTTTCTTATAAATAATTAATCTTAACATTTTAAATTTCTCCTATGATTTTAATTTATTGTATCTTTATCAGTGTAGTAAATATCACCTATTTTATAAAGGTCATAGTCACTAGGATGAACATGTATTTTGTGTTCTTTTTGTGTTTGAGAATCCCACAAAATGAATTGTAAGTATTCTCCGTCATCAGTCTTCCCTACAATCTCACAGTCTGAAGGATTAGGGTTTTTCACTATAGTTTCTTGTTTTTCCTTCTCTAATCTATCATAGACATTAGATAGATCATTCCCAGCCTTGAAAATGAACATTATAGAGAATGTACTGAAGAAAATTCCTATATAGAGTATATTCAGTAAAATCCTGTTAAATCTTTCCATGATATGTCTTCCCAATTATAGATAACTTCCAAACATTTTCGGCTACTGTAATAACTAACTTGCTCTTTTTGGCTTCTGACCAAATAACAAGCTTGTGATCTCCATTTTCAATATAAGCATCTAGAATTTGCTTGTCTTTAAGTGTGTAGTTTTGTACAAATTCCTGCTTTTCTTGCTCTTTTTGTGTAAAAGTGGTTACTTTTGCAAGTGTGTAGATATTTAAACCTAACACACAAGCAAGTAGAATAGTAAATAATGCTTTTTTCATTGTTTTTCTCCTTAAATGATATAATCTTCTAATGTTTTCTTGCCTACAAATTGGGCTTTCACATAAAATTCATCTTTAATGGTCAAGCTCAAAAATATCAGTTTCTTTATTGTAACGTGCTTGCCATTGGCTTTCAAGCTCTCCATAGCCATAACCTAACCACATGCGAGCATTTTTGTTTGCATATCCTTTAGATACTGCTTTTTCAATGATATTTTGTAGTGTTTTAGACATTTTTATTTCTCCTAGATTTTAAATTTAAAGTGTAACCATTGTTTCCAAGTTACCAAGGCGATTGTTTAAGTTAGTTTTCAAACCATCTTCTCAGGATAGCTAGAAAGTCCTCTTTGTCTATAGAAGAGGCTATATTCATCCCCCAATGAACAAGGGAGTAGACATCAGCTTCTTGACCCTTTAGAGCCTTGAAAAGTCTCAAATAGGCTTGAATATTGTTATTAGTGATTAGTAAGTCTTCTTTTTCAGTAAAGACTTTTACTTTTTCTTTATCTATTGAAACAGTTAATACTTTAGCCAATTTGTTTATACCACTCTTCATCAGTCATTTTATGGTAGCCTCTAGCTTCCATTTGATCTCTCATTTTTCGGATATCTCTTTGAAGCATATTCATTGAGTGGATGTACTCAGCCTTATGAAGACTCACCACAGTGCTATGAGATTGTCCATAGAAGTAAGTACCATTCTCATGGTCAATCATGATAAACAAACGATATCCGTAAGTACTCATCTTTGAAGCGAAAAGTTCTGCATTGTTGTAATTGAATTTGTAGTCCATTTTGGCTACCTCCTTGATTTTAATAGTGAGATAATTGAGCTTTGCTCAATTCTTGGCTTGTCTCACAAGTCCTATGCTCCTTATCCTAAAGAAGGTAGTAACTTGAATCTTGATAGCTCCTAGGTTGTATCTCTCTCAACCTTATGTATTAATTATATCACTACTAGAAATAAAAGTCAACCCTTTTTTGTTAATTTTTTTAGAAAAATTTATTTTTCTTTTAAAATTTTTAGCTTTTTAGTAATTATATTTTTAAATTTATCTATTCATAATTAGAAAGTAAGTGAGCAAGAAAGAGGAAGAAAGAAAGAAGAAAAGAAAGAAAGATAATGCTTGTAAAGTAAACCCCTTTTTGATATAATATAGATAAGGAGAATAGCTACACTATGGTAAAGATAATAGAGATATCTAATAGCTTCGCTCAATCAATAAGGATTGAAGGGAATCAACTCACCTATAGGGAAGGTAGAAAGAAGAGGACTTCTGTACTTTACTCTTATATGGTAGATGAAGAAGACCTAATACTAATCACAGGAGGTAACAGCTATCAAGTTATTATTGATAATGCTCCTATGTACAGTAGACATATCAAACAGGCTCTTAGAGGACTAGAGGGTGATAAGGTAGTGATATACAGTGAGTGGGCTATAGCTAAGAGATGGAGAGACTAGGGCAATCATTTAATGGTTGCTTTTTTGTATGGATTAATGAGAGGGTAGATAGTACAGTTAGGGAGAGAGGGTTTATGCATAATCAATACACTTTACCCATTTTACCCATTTTCTACCCAAAATGAGGAATGAAGGGAAGGAAAGGAGGTTGTAAAAATGGAAAAATGTTAGGTCGATTAAAAAATGAGGAGGTGAGGAGGAGGGCTTGATATACCCATTCACGACAATAAAATATTAGGTTAAAAACAGGTTTAAAATCCTCTAGTCCTTAGAGCCTCAATGTTTTACATGCTTCTCCATTCACCACTATAATTTTATACTTAAAAATAGGCTACTTACCTAATCACCCCTGTTAAAATAAGGCTAGGTTCATTACATTCTTCCATAACCAACCCTCTTTCATTATTGAAAAAAGGAGGTTGAAAATTACCTTCCTAAAAATACCAGCATAAATTTTTAAGGTTAAAATAGGGTTAGAAGATAAACCTTCTTAGTTACCCAAGTAAAATAAAAAGGGTAACTTAAATGTTACCCAGGTAGATTAGAAGGAAGGAGTTCCTTCAGTCTCCTTTAAAAATTTACTATGACTAATCGCTATTGACCTCTCAGGATTAGCATGACCTTTCTCACCATAGAAAGGATTGGCTATATGCTTCTCAAGGCTAAGGATTAAGGAGTTAAAGATAAATCTTCTTGTGTCCATACCTGCTTTGCTACAGATTAATTCCATACGAGGTGTTACTGTGTCAGACTTGATGCTAAAGCATGAATAATACTCAATAGGAGTAAGGTTGTAAAGGCTTAACCATTCATCTAAGGTCTGAAGCTTATCTTTCATGATGATCTTTCTTGTGACCATCTTTGTGAAGTTAGCATTGAATCTAAACTTGGCTGTGAAGTCCTCTGTGGTAAAGTAGCGGTTAAGGTAGCGTGAATAGCGGTCTCTGTATCTATCCATCCTCTTTGTGCTTAAGGCTACAAACTTACCATAAGCCCTAGGGCTGACTATCTTTTCATAGAATAACATCTCCTGTGAAGACTTAGGCATAAACTTCTTGTGATCTAAGCTAAGGAAAAATCTAAAAGGTATAGGATTGTAATATTCATAATCCTCAATGCTTACCCTGTGGAAATAGTTATATTTAGCACTGTAGAGGAAGTTGGCTACTGCTTGTGCTCCATTTTCTTTATACACAAGATCACACAATTCCATTCCTTTGTAGGTCATACTCATTAGGTTAAAGTAAAGCTTTCCTAGCTCACTGTGACTAAGCTCTTCTGTGCACAGGTGATAGTAGTCTCTAAGAGGACTTCTAGAGTATTCTATCTCTGTGATATCATCACCATAGTGCAATTTCACAAGGTCTTTAACATTCTGCTTTAGGCTTCCATTGGCTACTCTCTTTCCTTCCAAGTCCACAGAAGCTTGAAAGTATTCTTCTGAGATGATGTTGTTTCCTGGATGTCTATCTTTACTGAAGTAGAGGTTAAAAATTTTACTGTACATTTATATACTCCTTTGGCTAGTAAAAATAATTTTAGCACTTTAGTTGATTATAGTCAATAGGTAAAATAATAAAGTTTTCCTAAAATATCTATCTGTACATAAATGATTTATATATATAATTTATTACTTAACTACTTAGTTACTAAGTTACTAGGTTACTAAGTTAGTAGTTAAGTAGTTACTAAGATATTAATCTAAGCATTAATGATTTATATATATAATTTATTACTTAACTATACTACTTAGTTACTTAGTAGTTAAGTACTTAAGTATTAATCATTAAGTACTAAGGTTAAGTAAGTTAATTATATATGTGAATCATTTATGTACAGATAAAACATAAAAGGGTTATTGACAGAATTTCACTCTTGTGCTAAAATCATTAGCATGAAAATCTTAAGTTTAGATCTAAGCACAAAAAGTTCAGGATATGCAGTTTTTGAAGATGAAAAATTAATTGATTATGGTGTGATTAAAAGCACAGATGAAGACCTTCTTGTGAGAGGTAACTACATGGCAGAGTTTGTGAGATTACTCTGTGAGAAATATGGCAAATTTGATTTAGTTGGAATTGAAGAGCTAAAAGTTTTAAGTAATCAGGCAACTCTTGTGAAATTAGCACAGGTGCAAGGTATGGTTTTAAGAGAGTTAAAAGACCAAGAGGTTAAGTTTGTATTCCCAACTGTGTGGAGAAAAGAGTTTAAGCTAAACGGTAAGAGAGCTGATGCTAAGGCTAAGGCTATTGAGCTTTGTAAAGAGCTAGGTTATGAAGTTGAATGTGATGATGATGCAGAAGCAATACTTTTAGGAATTTATTTCCAAAAAGGGGTTGACAAGGAAACCCTAATCTGATATACTAATTATCAGGCACACCTATTCCTTTCTGTGTGCTAGGTTAGATTGCTCATTGTGAGCGGTGTTTTGTTCCACGGTGAGAGGTTTTTGTTGATATTTTTCCCTCTTACCTCCCTCTGCCCTTGTAGCCAAGTGGTTAAGGTCGAGTTCTGCAAAAACTCTATGCGCAGGTTCAAATCCTGTCAGGGGCTTGTCATGATTGGTATTCATGTCTCCTATGGGGTATCTACCCCTATTTAGCACAGCGTAACCACACAGGTCTTCTAAACCTGTCTCATAAAACTGTGGGAAGGACGAGTCGAGGTTCAATTCCTCCGCTGTGTATATCAAATTTTGGAGGTTTGCTAGTATGGCTAGAACTGGTAAACTTTACTCTGAAACAATGCGAGAACTCAGTCTTTTGGATGAGGACTCACTGAAGCTTTATCAAATGCGTTGGGGGCTAGTAGACGTAGATGAAGTTCTTGTGAGTAAGATAGGCTTTAAGGTTTATAACTTAATTCCTCCTGCAACTCCTGTGGCTAAAAATGCTATGCTTCAAATTATGGCTAGTTTTGAAGATAACTATGAGCGTAAGGAGTGGGCTGACCGTATTGAGGGTAAAGCAACTCAAACTACTGTCAATGTCAACCACGATACCAAGGATGGTGTTGAGGAGCTTAAGAATTATACTAAAGCTAAGCTTGATGAGTTGTTTGGAGATATGAATGACTAAGAAGAACCCTAGAAATAAGGTTTTTGATAGCTATTATCCTGATCTTTTGGTTTTATTAGAGACATTTGCATCCTCAGTGATCTATGATGGTGATTATTTGACTGCTGAAGATGCTGTCATTGACTACCTTGTGGATATGTACTCTTCGACATTCCTAGATGAGATTGATTACATCTTGGATGCCTTAGGGTACAATATCTATCCACAGGATCTAATAAACCTGAGAAATGGTGTAGATACTTCTTCTTTTGTGAGAAGTAATCGTGGAAGACTGAGAGAGATTCTTGATGGTCATGTAAAAGACCTTAAGAAGCTTGTGAATGAAAAAAAGGACACTCAGAGCAAGGAAGATATCTTCCAGTCCTATTGGTCTAACATTGACCGTCTTGCTTTAAGTGAGACACAGATGGGAATTGAGAAAGCTTCTGTGCAAAGTGCTAAACTCTTTGGAGACATCACAGGTGAACAGCTCATGAAAACATGGAACGCTGTAGGTGATAAGCGAACATGCCCTATCTGTAAGGCTATGGATGGTTTGACCATTCCTGTGGATGAAAGCTTTCAGGCTGTAGCTCCTTCAGTTCAGATCTCAGAAAGTCTTGATTACACAGGAGGAGATACTGTTTATGCACATCCAAGATGCAGATGTTGGGTTACTTACTCAAAAGCGTAAGGTTTTATCTAACAAGGAAAAGTTATCAATCCTTTTGGATCAAGTAACTCCACAGGATCAACTAAAAGATGCTGTGAAGGGAAAAATACCAAAACACTTTAAGCGAAATACCATTCGTGAGAGGTTTGGTTTGGAAAAAGAATTAGAATATTACAAGCTTGGGTTCACCACAGCATTATCTGAGTTTAACTTAGAGCTATGGTGGTCTCAAGCTGTGCAATTTGGAGCGTTCCTTAGTGGAGACTTCAAGACAGGATACTGTGTGGCTACTCCTCGGTATGGTAAGTCCTTCCTCTGTGGCATTATGTCAAACCATTTTGCCTATGAAGGTGAGAATTGCTATGCTGTAGGATCAACACAAGAGTATTCAGGAATTATCATCCAGCATGCTAGGGAAATCCTAGTGAACGCTCATCCTGATGTGAAGGCTATGTTGTCCTTTGATGAAAAGGATGTCACCTCAGTGGATAAGCGACTAAAGCGTGGTTTATCATCATTCTCTAGTGAGGGGTTCACATTCAGAAATGGTGGTAAGTTAGAGGGTCTATCCGCAGGTAGTAACTACACTGACCCATCTAAAATCCACGTTATTGGTCGTGGAGGAAACATGTTTGGGGATGAAGCTTCTGACATCTCGCCTATTGCCCTTGGTCACATGGGTCGTAGGGAATTTGAGTCAGATGATGGTCGTAAGTTGATTATGTACCTAATCTCTAACCCACGGTCATTGAATAGTTTTTATGACTTCATGACCAATGAAGACCTTGCTGATGATGAATTTGTTATGTGGCTGGATGTGGTTACAGCAATGGAGGAGGGAAGCATCAGGTACACCAAGGATGAGTTGATGAGATCACAGTTCACAATTACAGAAGATTCTATTCGAGAAAACCTTCTGTGTGAGTTCCCTACTGAGAGATCTTCATTCTTTGATGCCTCACCTGATATTCTTGATGATTTTGACATGAAAGCAGAAGGCTTGGAGTTCTTCCTTGGAGTGGATAGTGCCTATAAAGGTGCGGACTCTATCCAGGTCACTATCTCTTCTGTGGACAAGTCTAATCACTTCACAGCTATTGATACAATGGACATTAAGCCTAAAGAGTGGATTGATGGTGTCACAGCTATTGAAATTGTCAATAAGATTGTGACCATTGCCAATCAACTCAATGTGAAAGCTATCGGCATAGATGCTGGTGGTGGAGCACACATTGTACAGCCTCTCAAGATGAGAAGGTTGTCAGGACAGCTTAAATGCCCTGTGTATGACATCAACTTTGGTGGTAAACCTACTGAGATTAAGATCATTGGTAAAGATCCTAGTGCTGAATATGCTTTCAACAGAAGGGCTGAAATGCACCTAATGTTGAGAGGTATGATGGAAGCACAGAGGGTTTCATTTGTGAGAAAAGTGTGGGATGCTATTTCAAGGCAGATGTCATTTGTGTCTGAGGTTCAAAGACCTGAGGACAGAAAAGTTAAGATCAGACCTAAGGCAGAGATCAAGAAGCTACTTAGACAGTCTCCTGACGAACTGGATAGTGTATTGCTTTCTCTCCATGTGGCTGAGCTTTATTACTTAGGAGGGTCATAATGACTTGTGGAAAGTGTAAGAAAGATGACTGTGGTGGTCAATGTGCAATGGATAGGCACTTCCTTGCTGACTACAAGGACAGACTGATCTATTCAAGTACAGGGTTCAGAGGAACATCTATCAATGAAAACCTAGAAGAGATTGAGCAACTAGCTCTTGATCTACCTGATGTTGATTACATCCTAGATAACATTGTCAATTACATGTTCACTAACTCACTTACTACTGATGACTTCAGTAAGGATGAGGAGTTGAGAAAATTCCTTTATGGTCATAATTTCAATGGACAAAGAAACTATGATGTACTGAAGCAAGTAGCTAAAGGATATAGAAAATATGGTTACTATGGTATTCTTGCCACAAAAGAGGGTCTTGTAGGTATTCACCCTAAGGATATCCTCGCCTGTGTTATTGACTACCCTAATATGCCTGTGTTAAGACAAAACTTGACTTACCTTATCAAGAAAGGTGACTACTACAGAACTCCTTATGTACAGAAAACAGGAAACCCTAGAGTAGCAACTGACTACTCAGAGGATGACATCAAAGAAATCCTCAAAGACCCTGAAAAGTACAAGAATGATGTAATGGTAGTTACTAGTGATGAGTTCGCTTGTGTCAGACTAGATACATCACAGGTATTCTGTATGAGTCCTTTGCTTAAGGATAGAAAGCGTGTAGAGCTTATTCTGAATATCCTTAACCGTATGAACTATGATATTTCAAGAAACGGTATTGGTACTATTGCTTTACAAGCTAAAGATACCTTGGAAGAACAGATTGAGGAGAGTGTAGAGCAAGGATCTGCTTTCTCTAGTGGAGAGTTACTTGACATGGGTAGAACTGCTAAGGCAGAACGTACTCAGAAGATTGTTGAGGATATGAACGCTTTTGCTGAGAAACTTTCTGAAACTGAGTTCAATGATGCTATTGTGTACTCAGGCAACTTCCAAAACCTAGAACAGCTAGAGCGTGATACTAAAGCAACTGACTTCCTGGACTACTTATCACAGTATGTTCCAGCTATTATCTGTCAGATGTTTGGAGTACCTGCTAGACTGTTTGACTTGAATAAAACAGTATCAAATATTGGTACTTACAGCATCATTGATAACGCTATGAAGAACACAATCATTCCAATGCGAGATCACTTCCTTGGACAGATTGTACACTTGCTTCAACATACTACAGGACTGAAAGATCATATCAAGTTTGATAGCTATGAGTTTACTAATAGCTACAACTACAATAATGACCTTTACATCCTTGATGTGTATGAACGCTTGAAGAATGTTGACCAGCGAATGGCTGATGCTTATTTAGCTAAAAACTTAATTGTGTAGGAGTATATAATGTCAGACAAAATTTTGACGATTGAAGAGCTTGCTAAGATGCAGGAGAAAGTTATTGATGCAACTAAATCAGACGCACCTGTGGCTATTGAAACACCTACCACAAGTGTTGTGAATGGTGATCCTTCTAAGGTTCAATCTATTGATCCTAAGAACTACACAGTGGAGCTATGGCTTCCTGTGACAAGTGAAACACCTGCAACTGCTGAGCGTGTTATGGGAGGTTCTGCTTATAAACAACTTATCAATGCAGATCAGAAGTTCATTACTGCTCGAATTGCACGTAGAGTTCGTAACTATGCTTCTACAATCACACTAGCCTTCACTAAGTTCAATGAAGATGGAGACTCAGAGATCTACACTGTGGATGATCTGCTTAAAGTCTATGAAGTCTTTGATGATGATGTGATTGATGCTTGTGAGAAACTAGTAGGTACTGTTCTTGGTATTCCTAACCATTTGATGCAATATATCACTGATACATCATTGATTGAGACTTGCACAAAGATTATCGAGAACAATCCTTCGTTTTTTCAAGCTGGTTAGTTATCTAGTAAGGTATAACTGGGCTTGGGTTAATGGAAAGATAAAAGAGAGAGATGACTACCGTGGACTTGCTTATGAGGACATGGTAGCTATCAACCTTGATGACATAGAGGAAAAAGTACTTGCTGTGGTTAAAGAGTACAGGATGGACTACCACTATGTAGCAGATCAGATGTACTACCCTGACGTGACTGTGTATTATGCTAAGCTAGTCAATAATAATGCCTTTAAGAGCTATAATGACTATCTTAACCTAGATGAAGAAGCAAAAGGTAAGTATGTTACTGATTGGGGAGTTCCTGAACCTTATGAGTATGAACTCCTAACACCTGAAAAGCAACAGAAGGCTATTGAAGCCAAAGATAAGCCTAGTACAAACTCCTTGAAGGATATGTATAGGCATGGAGGAAGATTAAATGACTGAAGTACTTGGTGATGTACTTGGATTTTTAGATACTAAGCGTAAAGAAATTATGCCTGAGTATGTACGCAATGGAAAACCTGTGTACACACTGCGTAAATATGCAGACTTGACTGACCTTGATGCTGAGGTTCTTATCAATGGTGGTACAGAAAACGTAGCACAAAAGATCCCTACTATTGGGGTATCAGGTAATATGCTTCGTACTCCACGTACATCATACGCTGTGAATGTTGAAATTGCCTTTGACAACCGTGTGAAAGTGGTTGACCAAGATTTAGGTGATGGTAAGTCTGAAAAGGTATATACCTTTGTGGTTGACCAACGTGCCCTTATGGAGCAATCTACAGGACACATCTATGCAAACTACATTGTAGGGTTTGTAATTGGTAAAGGTAAAGGTGGTAAGCCTGAAGTTCGTGGAACTGTCCATATCAAGGAAGATGAGTTTATCAATGACTTTGATGCTACTTTTGATCCATTTGAGATGGAAGCTATCATGGACTTGATTAACCATTACAAGCTTGAGCATGGTACAGCCAAGGTTATTGATACCATCAAGTTTTAATTTAGTTGTGGTAGGGTTGACTCCCTACCTCTTTTTGTTATAATGTGAATATAATTATGCAAGGAAGGAGCACGTTTAATGGCTACTATTAAAGTTCCTAAAATGAACCTCAAGATTGAAGTTGATGGGGAAACTAAAACTTTCAAGTCACCTTTGGCTGAAACAATCTTGGCTCAAGTAAGAAGAGTAGTTGTAGGGCATGAACAGATTCAATATTATGATGTTGATGAAAACAAGTTCAAGTCATTCACTTATTGCTGTGGTGATAAGTATGAATTTAACTATGAGCTTGAAGAAGTTCCACTTAAAGACACTGAATTTGACTGTTATGGATTCCCTATCACTTATGCAGGAGATAAATAATGACAGAAGTAAAAACCGTAGGACAAACCTACCAAGAGTACTTGCGTGAAGTACGTGCAATACAGTTTGGTAGAGAGTCTGAAGTTATTTCTTCTATCACTGAAGGCACAACTGTTAAAGCTGTGGAGGCTGAGAAGCCTAATAAACAAACAAAGAAGAAGGTAGACAAGTAGTGAGTAAATTTAGAGTATCAAGATTCCTGAAGCGTGACCTAGTAGCTAGAGTAAGTTTCTTGAATGATAAAGGTATTATCCAAAACTCACGAAAGTTCTTTGAATTTTATCCTGGTGACAACCAAGAGAGCGAAGGTTGGTATGAAACTACTGATGAAGTTCTCTTGGCTAGTCTAAAGGAGCAAACAGAACAGCTACCTTATTCACCTGAGACTGAGGCAGGACTCAAACAAGACAATGTTGAGTATGAGTACGCCTACTGTGCCTCATGTGGTGGTAAGAAAGTAAGAAAACTTAAATATAATTTGTTTGAGGTTATTGAATAATGCACATCAAGACACAGATTGCAGGAAAGATCATGAATGAGATCAATGATTACCTTGAAAGAAAAGATAGCCTTGATAACATCTTGAACTTATCCCAAGAAAGCACTGAAAAAGAGTGCCTATCTGTGAATAAGGTTGAAAACAGTGAAGGTTACATGACCTTGTTATCTGAAGGTTCTGTGCTCTATCAGGATGGTACTATTAGACTTTACTTGTGTAAGGGTACACTCAAGAACTGGTATGATAGCATTGATGAAACTTTTGAAGGTTATGTATCAACTGGTCACAGAGATCTCAATAGTTATCCTGTTAGAGAAGGTTATTTCAGAAAGAGTGACCTTAAATTGGTTCAGGATGACAATGGTAGATATGATCTACTGGTTAAACCTCATGTCAATACACAACTAAGCAATGTTAAGGATATTATTCTTCAAGATGAGCCTTTTGCAATCTCATCTGAGTTCCTATGGTATCACAAAGATATTGGGGATGATGATATTGAAGAATATGCAAAACTTATTGCTTATAATGTGGAACATGGCGGTGATATTGATGTACCTATCACAGATAAGGTAGAGATTACTGGTTTCTCTTTTGTAGGGAATCCTGGTAATGCTAAGAGTGGTGGATATGATCCATCCTTACTAGTAAGAAATGAGGAAGAACACTTGAAGAATAAAGAAATTCTTGAAAAAGTACTTGCTCACCTTTCTGCTCAAGTAGAACCTGAGGAAGTTAAAGAGGATGAAGTCCTTGAAGAAGCTCCTGTGGTTGAAGAAGAGCCTAAAGCTGAAGAAGCTGAAGAAAAGGTAGAGGAAGCTACTGAAGAGCCTAAAGAAGAAGAGGCTAAATCAGAAGACTCTCAAGCATTGGCACAAGCTATTGAAGCTATTGAGAAATTGACTGCTAAAGTGGAAGCTCTTGAAGCTGAAATTGCTTCTAAAGATGCTATCATTGCAGAAAAGAAAGCCAATGAAGATGCTGTAGAAGGACAACTTTCTAAACTTGCTGTGTTGCTTGAAAAAGCAAACCCTGTGGTTGAGAAAGCTTCTAAAGTAGTTGAAGAAGAACAACCTAAGAACCGTTTTGGACGTGTTCGTTTTGGAGGACAATAAATTGACTAAAGTAAATTTTGATATTTTGCTTGGTGAAGCTATTGATAACTTGTATGAGCGTACTAAAGCTCAACTAGCTAACAAAGAAAACTTCACTAATGAAGATGGTAAGATTCCTTTCGGTATCTCACGTGACTGGTCTAAAGCTCAACCTTCACTTCGTGAAGTTGGTATGGATGATGAGTTGGTAAACGATATCCTTAAACGTTTTGAACAATCATCTTTTGGAGCTTTACGCCAAGCTAAAAATGGTGACTGGATCATGGAAGGTATCACTTGGGGTACTAAAGCTCCTGACTTTGCTAATGATACTTCAGATGCCTGCTGTTTCACTGAGAAATTCACTATGCAAGCAACTGGTGATGCTACTCCTGTACGTTACCTCTGTTTCAAAGACTGTGAAACACGTCTTGACCGCTTGATGAAAGACAAAATGCACTTCAAACAAGGAGATCTTATTAATATCTTCCAACGTTTGGGAATGTCTTATGAAGAAGCTGAACAATTCATGGCTTGGTATACATTCGCCTTTATCGTTCAACGTCATATCGTTCAAGGTATGTTGAACTTCCAAGGTCAAGGTCTTCGTCCTTTCGCTGGTGTGGCTGAAATGATGTCTCACCCAGGTGTTACTCCTATTGATGCTTCAGGATCTATCATTGGTGCTTTCCGTCAAGTAGCTTGCTACCTAGATGTATTGAACAACCAATCTGCACGTTACAAGATCTATGTTCACCCACTTACACTTCGTGGAATTAAATCTGAAATCGTTCCTGGTAAAGATGGTAAACTTCCTCAAGGATGGTCTGTGAACGGTGAGTCTATCTCATTCCGTGGTATTCCATTCGGTGTATCTTACCACTTGCCTTATGACCTTGAAAAGACTATGACTGGTGAAGCTTATGTGATTGACTTGTCTAGAGTTGAAGCTTTGACTCAATATGACTTGTTTGTACCACAATCTTCTATCTACACTCAACGTACAGAAGATACAACTAAACCAGGATGTGAAGTGATCTGTGACAAGTATGAAAACTTCGGTTTGGTACATACTAACTCACCTATCTCTCACTTGTTGATTGCCAACATTCCATTGGATCAAACTTGTCCTGCTGTGGTATTCGAGCGTATCCAAGGTCTTCTTACAGGTCTCAATCCATTCCCTATGGCTACTATCCCTGCAAAATAAGGAGTTAAGATATGCAACCTGAATTGGAGTTAATGAAGATTACACAGAAGCTTCAAGATAGGTGTGGCTGTTTTGACTGTGATGATGGAGCAACTATGCAACGGTACATGGAGAGCTTTCTCCGTGTCCTTGCTAGGCTGTTCTGTTGGACTGATGGTGAATGTGATACTATCTTAAGAGCTAGAAGGCATGAAGTGATTGAAGTCAAAGACTTTGAAATCTGTGGATGTGATGCAATGGTTGAGATCAAGCCTTACTACTTTAAAGGTTTTGACCCTTCAACACTTAAGGTATATATGCACAAGAGAAAAGGTCTTGAGCGTGAGGAGTATGAAATTACTCCTGATAAGTACAACTGGTCTTTTGTTGATGGAACTATTCTTATCAACGTTACTGAAGAGTTGAGTCCATGTTGTAGATGCTGTGATCCTTGCTCCTGTGAAGCTGAATACAAGATTATTCTTGATTATGAAGCTGGGTATACTTCTAAAACCCTACCTGACTGTATCTTTGAAGCAATGTGTCACTTCATGAACATCTTTGTAGCCTACCAAAACAAATGTGGTACACTTGATGAGTGTGCTAACATGGATAGACTTGCGGTAGGAGCTGTCCTAGAGCAAAAATCAGTAGACTACATTGTTCGTAAATGGACTGTGGATAAGACAAGCCTAGATACAATCTATGTGAAGCTTATCAACACATGGGCACTTAAGACACTTAGTTCACTATCCCTGTGTAAGAAAGTTTACACAGAAAATATGTACTTAGCTATTGGGAGAAGAAAAGAATGCAAGTAAAATACAATGGAGAGTATGCTAGAGAGTCACGCTCTTATGGCTGTTCCAAGTGTGGTACTGGTCGCTCAATTAGTGGAGTAGAAACTTATAGAACTGTGTATAGAACTTACTACAGTGGAAGGCTTTATATCTTTGAACAAGGTAAAACCTATCCTGTGGATGACATCTTAGGTAAGTATCTAACTAACTTAAGATACACAGATAAGGAAGGTGTAATCAGAAATACTTTCTCTGAAGTACCTGATAACACTGAGGCTACCTATGTAAGAAATGTAGAAGAGACTGAGTTTCATATTCCTGAAGAGCCAAAACCTACAGAAGAATCTCCGAAGCCTCCTGTAACAGAGGAAGCTCCTAAGCCTTCAGAAGAACCTACACCAACTGAACCTCCTAAACCAACTGAGGAACAACCTACAGAACCAGGAGAAGGTGAGGGTTATCCTCCTTTAGATCATCTTGATTAGGGGGTCGTAGATGCCACTACCTAGAACTAATAGAGAGATCCTTGTGTTAAGACAAGGCACAGCAACACCTACTTATGATGAGAACTCTAGGCAGGTCATGAAGTGCTTGTGGGAAGAGGTTGAGCATTTATATTGTGTAGACCACATGCCTACATCTAGGGGTTCTGAGAGTGATGCTACTACAACTCACACTCTTGAAGGATCTAGACAACTAGAGACTTTCTACTTTTCACTACACAACCAACACCATTCTTGTGACTTTGATATCAAGCATGGGTACTACATTCTACAAAGAATATCTACCAAGTGTAACTATTGGGAATGTCCTGAGGATGCTGGTTATATGTTTTGGAAAGTAGTAGCATGTCGCACTTATGAGATTATGCCTGGGTGCTGGGATATAAAGATGACAGGTGAAAGACTGTCTCCACGTGAGAGTGAACAGAAAGTACTTGAGTGTGCCCCTTATATCAAACAGTTACAGGGGGTGATTACTCGTGACCACGACTGATATTCACGACTGGAAAGGTACTGAGTTTGTGGAAGAGTTTACCGACTTTGTTCTTACTGGTACTTTGGAAGCTAAGGCTATTGCTTCTAGACAAACAGGTAGAATGGTAAACTCAGTTAAGATAAGAAAAGTCAGTGATGGCTTTGAGGTGTATAGTGATCGTAATGACTTCCCCCCTACTAAGAGAGGTAAAGTTAGATACTATACCAAAGTTTATGTTGAGAGAGGCTATCCTAATTATCCTCCATTTGACTTCCTTATGGAAGGTTTCCTAAATGTAGGAGAGGGAGAACTTGTGAAAGGTGGAGTAGGTCAGTACTCTGCTAAGCACCCTTCAGGTAGACGGGGATCAGGTACAGCAATTCTAACTCAGAGCGATAAGTCTGCTGTGACTGCATATAGAGAAAGAGCTGAAAGTAGATTGGCTGTTAAGATTCCTAAGAGGCTACAGAAATGAATAGTGCAATATACATAAACATTAAGAAATGGCTTCAGATGTATGGAGCTGGTGTTCTAGATTACTTCATTCAACCTGACCATCCCGAAGAGCTAGACCCTAGAAAACGTTATGATAACTTTGATGTGCAATTCAACCAACACGTAGGAACTACTGAGCACTTTCAACTTAACCAAGGAGCTGAGTTTCCATTCTTGGCAATAGATGTTTCTTGTGATAATTCTTCTAAGTGCTTTCCTAGATTCTATGTTACATTCTCTGTATATTACTCATCTGTGTCTCCCCCTACTGGTAGGGTATGTATTGAGAACACTCCTGAGGGTAAACTTGAGTACAGAGAAGAAGTGCACTGTCAAATAAAAAATATGTTGGTTCATCAAGTTAAAACCCCTAAAGGTATTCAGAGAAAGACATTCGCTCAGGATGTAGCTTCATTGGATAATTGGTACTTACCTATCAATGCTAAAGTGCTTGATGTGGGATGTCCATTAGACTTCTCTAATGAGCTTGTAGATGAGGTTGAAATGTTCTCATTCCCTGCTACCTTATCAATATATACATGTTAAGAAGGAGAGAGAACATGGCTGTGGAAAAACCACTAAATGTAGATGAGTTCTTCATGTCTCGTAATGAGATTGCAAACCGTCACGGTAGCCGTCTTGAGCTTCAAGCAATGGCACGTGTCCGTGAACACATGGTTGAAGAAGCTAATAAACCAAAACCTTCAGTGCAAGCTGATAACAAGAAAAAGGAGAAATAAATGTCTAACTGTTTTGTAGATATGTCTCATCCTATGTACGGTTACAATACCCAAGATAAAGACAATAAAATTATTGTCGCTATCAATGAGGAAATCCGTCCTTGTGTTCGCTGGAAAGCTAACAAACAAGTACAAATTCCTACTGGTACTTTAGTACAATACGTACGTAAGGATGTGCCTGAAGATCAACTAAACTGTACACCTTTGAAATGCTTCAACACAGGTACACTTTATGTGAAAGCTGTAGATAAAGCTATCAAGGTAAACTACCAAGTACGTTCAGACGCTGATGACTATGCACTTGGTTTCAACATGGTATATGTAAACGTTCCTAAAGCTGGTACTTACCAACTTAAAGTAGCTGTAGCAGACTTTACAGATCTTGCTCAAGCTAACTCATACGTGTACACATACAACTTTGAAACTCATGCACCTGGATTCGTACTCCGTACTATTGACCTTGCTGATACAAAAGCAATGACTCAAACAGGTACAGGATGGAAACCTTCTGACCACGGTGTAGTAATCTCTTATGAAGTTACTTACACAGGTACAGATGACTTTGATGGTCAAATTGGCCTTTCATCTCCAATGATCGTTAATGATCGTGCTGAGTTGCGTAAATTCTCTAATGTGTTGCTTTCATGTTTGACTTCATTCACACATAACATTTCAGTACCTACTACAGATGCTAGATGTTTTGGACGTCAATATGACAAATCACAAATTGAGATCACTAAAGAAATCACAGCTACTACAACTTCTTGTAATGACTACTGGTTGAACCCACTTCAATCTATGTCTAAGAAACTTACAAGTGGAATCCCTGTGACAGACAGCTTCACAGTAGAACGACTTGAAGTAGATGGTAAAGAATATGGATCACTTGTTATCCCTGACCTTTACTATGAAGATTGTAATACAATCATTATCTCTTCTGACCGCTGTGACTGTACTTACCTTTCATCAATGCCAATCTCTGCTGGTGTAGGACTTGAGGATGATGAGTTTATTGCTCTTACTCAAACACATCATGGATTGAGTCGTGGTACAGTTCTTGTGAACCCAATGTACATTGGTGAAAAACTTCTTGTGACTTACAATGCTGAGCGTGATGTTGAGCTTATCGTAGCTAATGACAAACGCTTGAGAAACACTCACTTCCGTGTTACTCAAATGGTTGAAAACACAAGAGGAATCAGAGAATACTATGTATTCAACAATGTCCTTATCACAGAAAACTCAAGAGAGTTCGGTACAGATGGAGAAATCACTTTGTCATTGACATTCACTGTAAGTCGTGATGAAAATGGTAACTTCTATGAAATCCGTAGAAACATTGAGGATGTAGCTTAAGTAGGAGAGTTTTAATGTCAGTACGTACTATAAGTGTTACAATTAATGGTCTTAACGATATTGAGGCTAAGACAAAATTATTGAATAACATGAAAGCGACTGTGCTTGATATTGAACGTATGATTAAGAAGATGGGCAGGTCTAATAACCTGCCCTCTATTAATTTAAAGCTCAATATTGATACTTCTGATATCCAAAGACAGATCAATAATGTAAACGCCCTTGTGAGCAAAGCATCAGGATCTAGTGTTGGTGGAAGTAGCAAGGTAAAAAGTCAAGCAGTAGAGGTCACTAACTTAGCTGAGTCTTGGAAAAACGTAGGATCTGCTATGTCTATAGCTGATAGAGCACTTACTAGTCTGACATCAAACATGATTAAGCTAGGAGCTATCAATCCTGCTAAAACCATGCTCAGTGGTCTCAGATCAGTCTCATCTGAGCTTTTAAATGTACAGAAGTCATTTACATCATTAGTCAATGGAAAGCTCACTAGTGGCTTCCAGGGTATCATTAATTCCGCTGTTACTACCTTGAGACAAGGTGTTGCTGGAATGGTGTCTGAGTCACAAAAAGTAGGGGATGCTATGCAGATCTATAGGGTCAACATGTCATCTCTAGGCTTTAATGAAAAGGATGTAAACAAGTCTCTTAAGAGACTAGGAGATTATGGTAAAGCTTCTGTGTATGATGCTTCTGACTTGCTCAACCAAGCATCAACTTACTATGCTTATAACCGTAAAGACTCTGAGGATATTGTAAAAGCCTTTGCTGGGCTTATTGCACAAACTCAAAACCCTGTACAGGGTCTTAAGACAGCAGGAGAGCAAACAGCTCAAATGCTTGCTAATGGTTATCTTAACCAACAAGACTTCAAGTTCACTAGAGAAAGATTTTCTGCTCTTGGAGCATCTGAAGTTAATAAACGACTCTTAGAACTTGCTCAGGCTAAGGGTTATAAGTCTATCATTGAAGCTACTCAGAAGAAGGGTATCACTGCTGATGAATACCTAGATGTCATTAAGGAAGTAGGTAACAGCCCTAAGTTCCAAAGCCTTGTGACTTCTATCCTTACTCCTAAGCAAGCTATTGAGAACTTAAAAGAAACACTTTCAAACCTCCTTGTGTTTGATAAAGTGGATGAAGATGGTAATACTACCCCAGGCGCACTTAACAAGGTGTATATGGCTACTAGAGACTTCATTAAGAATATTACAGATCTTGTAGGTAGTGCTAAATTTGAAGGTTATGTAAGATCACTAGGTAATGCTATTGGTACAGGAATTGAGAATATCAATAAGTTCTCAAGAGCTATTACCCTTATGTTTGGTGATAACCTGATTAAATCAATGGAGAAGTTTGGTAAGGACTTTGCATCTAACTTAGATACAAATGTTATGAAGAACTTCCAAGGATTGATGCAATCTGTGATAAACTTCTTCAATGAGTCAGGAAGTGCTATTGGTCGCTTTGTAGGTGAAGCTGGTAATGCTTATATCAAATATCTTACCTCTTGGATTGATATTGGTAGATCATTAACCAGTGGGGGTATCCTAGATGCTATCACTAATACCATTGAGGTTATCACTAATCTACAAACCCTTGCTGTTGACAGTGGTGCTGTAAAAGGATTAGCTGAGTTCCTTAAGGGTATGTCAGATGTATTAAAAACACTGACAGGTGATGGTAAGTATAGATCCTACGCAACTACAGTAGTTACATCTATTAGAGGTTTTGCAGAAGAGCTAGTTAAAACATTAGATTTTCTAGTCAAGAAAACACCTATAATTGAAGTAGCATCCAAGTTAATTTCTTCTGTGTTTGACTTCTTCTCAAACTTTGTGAAACTCACAAGACAAGGAATTGATAATGATGGCTTCAGAAATGGACTTAAGAACTTAGGTAATGTTGTAAAAGACTTACTTGATTACTTAGCTCCTGTGCTTGCTAGAATCACTTCTAGTGCCCTTAATGCCCTTACATCTGACACAGGTGTTAGATTCTTTAAAGCACTCTCAAACTTTGTTAAAGCTGTTGTGACAGCTATTGAGAATGTTATCAAGTCCTTTGGTGGAGGAAACCTTCAAAAAGGCTTTGAAAAGATCCTAAACACTCTTACTGTAATGGTAGAGATGTTTGCTAAGGTTGCTGAAGTACTTGGTCATGTAGGTAAGTATCTTATCATTGGGGCACTTATTGGAAAAGCCACTTCTCTTGTGTCTAACATTGTGTCATTCATTGGTACAACTGTTAATAGCCTTGGTCAACTAAGCAACTTTGCTCTTCCAGGAAAGGTTAAGCAAGGAGTAGCTGGTGGACTTACAGGAGGTCAAAGCCTTCTTACTGGTGGTGGTTTAATTTCAGGCTTCCTAAATAAGAGAGCTGATAAGTACTACTCTAAGAAGAGTCAGAGAGCTTTCCTTGCTGATGATCCTGAAATGGGAAGCTACTATGCAGGTTTAGCCTTACAAGCTAGAAATAACACTAAAGAGCAACTTAAGCTCAGTAAAGTGTTTAAAGATTCTGCTCAAGCTTATAAGAATGTTAGAGCCAATGGTGGAACATTCAGACAGGCTATTGGAGCAGGTTTTAATAAGGCTGGTAACTTAGGTCAATCACTCAAAGGAGCTGGTCTTGCCTTTGGTACTATGTTTGGTGGAATAGCCTTAGATGGTATCAACAATGCTGTACAAAGTAGTAAAGTTTCTACAGGTATGAAACAAGCCTCTACTGTGATTACAAGTACTGCATCAGGAGCTTTAGCTGGTGCTGGTATTGGTTCTATGTTCACTCCTATTGGAACAGCTCTTGGTGCTGGTATTGGTGGTTTTGTAGGTCTTGTCCAAGGACTATTCACAAATGATGCTGAGAACCAAGCTAAGAAAGAACAAGCCAAGTTAAAAGCTGAAGCTGAGAAACAAAAAGAAGAGCAGAATAAGGCTATCAGAACTGCTCAGGTTGATGCTCTTAAGCAAGAGGCTAAACAGTATGGAGATCTCATGAGAAACTTCTATAGATCTGTGACTAATGACTCTTCTGTACAGTCTGATATTTCAAATGCCCTAGCTCTTGTTACAGGTAACGCTGGTAAGTTTGGTGGAGACTTAAGTAAAGGTGGTGCTAACCTTGGACTTGCTACTGAGTATCTTCCTAAGGATGTTGACAAGTATAGTGTCAATATTGGTGGTCAAGAGAAGACTTGGGCACAATGGAAAGAAGAACTTGGTGTGACTGACCTTGAGCTTATGAAGTCATTACAGGCTTTATATGCACAATATGGTCAAAGATATGTTGAGCTTAAGAATACCACAGATGGTACTACTGCAACTATTCAAACTCTCTCTGATACTGAGTTCAAGAGACAAGAAGATTCTTCTAAGAACTTCACAGATGCCTTTAATGCTCTTAATATTGCTACACAGAAGATTCCTGAAGTACCATTCAAGAAAATTGCTGAAGTAAAAGAGCAACTAGAGTATGCACTTAAGGGTAGCAACTTTAGTAACAAAGAGGATCAAGATTCTGCTATTCAGAAGATTCTTATAGATATGGGTGCTAGTGAGGAAACTGTTATCAATGCTTCTAGGGATAAACTATATAAGTGGGCTAGAACACTAGAAGAGTCTGCTACTGCTAACTCTAGAAGTAATGATGAAATACATGCTGAGGCTGTTAAGGAACTTCAGAAGGTACTAGATAGCACAAAAAACAAGGCTTGGAATAAGATGCTTGAAGGTATCTTTGATAATAAAGAAGACTTCAACCTTGAAGAGCTTGTGGGTGTTACTGTTGCAACTAAAGGTCTTGATGATACTACTAAACAAGCTATTCAGTATAAGCTTCAACAAGCTTCTAAACTGTCTAAGGAAAAGATTGCTGAGATTACTGGAAAAGATATAGATGCTATTGTGGCTCAACTACAGACATTTAGTGATCTAGGTGAAACAAAAGCTTCTGCATTTAAAGAGGGTAGTAAAGATCTTGATGGTATCCTTGAAAAGATTGGTATCCTTGACCAAAAAGTAAGACAGAAGATCATGGACAAGGTAATCAAAGACCATGAGTCTATTGAGAAAGCTATCCAGGAAGCCTATGAGGACAATGGTGCTCTTAGTGAGAAAGAAATAGCTTCTCTCAAGACTTCATCAACTAACTTGGTTGAAACTCTCTCAAATCTTATCACAAAAGGTCAGATTAAGACAGATGAGGCTAAGGAAATTCTTAAGAATATCCCTATTGACTTAGTAGATACCTCTAAGCTTAGTGAAGAAGGTAAGGCATTACTTAAAGCACTAGGGTTTAAGGTTGATAATACCACAGGTAAGATTACTGAGATGAAGGATAAGGTTAATGGTAATGATCCTAAAGATGTAGATACATCTAAGATCACAGAAGAAGCCAAGAAGATTGAAGAAGCCTTAAACTCTCTTGTGACTAGTGTTGCAAGTGCTGTGGAAAGCATCTTTAACTCCACTCCTAAATCAGTTAGTGTTGGCGGTGGTGGAGGTAAGAAGAAAGGTAAACGTAAACAGTTTGGAGGAATAATTCCTGAATATCACTCTGATGGTGATGTTATTGGGGTTGATTGGACTCCAAGAGGAACTGACACTGTACCTACTATGCTTACTCCTGGTGAGTATGTACTGAGAAAGAAAGCTGTTGAGAGTCTAGGGCTAAACTTCCTAAATAATCTCAATAAGTATGGTAATAAAGCCTTGCAAAGTAACTCAGGACAGACTATAATTAATAATGTATACAACACAAATAATGCTAAGATCAGTCAAAATATTGACAACAAATCTCAGTATCTAAATGGGTTGTTTGGAATTGACAGATTGATGAGGTATGTTTAATGTTTAGATGTGATGAAAACTTCACCCAACCTAAACGCTACATCCAATTTAATGACCTTGTGTTCCTTGGTAGAAAATCTATTGATGAGCAGACAGAAAGTATTAGTTTGCGTGAGAATAAAACCTCACGCACTTTTACTAATGGGTCTTATGTTGGTAACACTAGTAAGATGTCTCTTGTGGACTCTAACACAATCTCATTACAGATAGCACTTAAGACACATGATTGGTCAGAAGAGCATGTACAAGCTCACTATGACTTCATCATGGAGCAATTAATGACACCAGGTAAGCTGTGGGCTGTACAAACAGGTCTACAGCTTGTGTGGTGCAATGCTTATGTCACAAGTATTCAGAACAATAAACAGTGGGTACTCACAGATGATGACTACCTTGTGTTTAAGGTAGAGTTTGATAACCCTGATGGTGTATGGTATAAGGCTGATGATGATAAGACATTCCTAGAGCCTTATGACAACTGTGACTTCCTTGACATGAAAGCTAGTTGCTTAGGTAAGTCAAGACACTGCTGTAATGGGCTACCTAACTGTAATAACTACTGTGAGTGTTGTGAGAGTGATTGCTGTGAGATGGATGGAATGATTGATCTTTGTACAGCACAAACCAATGTAGAGTTCATGAATGACTTCTTTGAGGAATGTAACTCTAAGTGGAGAGTAGTCTACAACTGCTCTAAGTGCAAGAAAGATGGTAAAGGCTTACAATGTATGTATAAGCATGCTATCTGTGACACTTGTGTGAATGAAGTTCTCACAGGAGAGTTTCTATCTACTACAGTACTAGATAGTCACAAGTGGAGTATTGCTATTGAAGGAGACTTCAAAGACCCTATTGTGAGGATCAATGATATTGACTTAAAGATTAAAGGTGAGTACTCAGGAGTGCTTACAGCTAACTATAAAGGTGAGCTTAAGTATGCCAAGTCTTGGGAATGTCTAGAGTTCAACTATCAGGATATTTCGCTTTCTGTGCTTAAACTATGTGCTGAGTTACCATACATCAAGAAAGGACTCAACACTGTGTCAGTCAGTGGAGTAGAGAGCGATACAGCTTGTATTTATATAGATTATGAGAGTGTAACAGTATGATTGGTTATATTATTAATAGTGAGGCTTCAGGAAGGAAGTCAGTAATTATTCCTAAGGATGACTTCCTTAATGATATTCAAGTACAGTTTGCCTTAATGGAAGTTCCTGCTATCTCCTTGACCTTACCTTTAAAATATTCCAAGCTACTCAGTGGTAATACACACATTGTAGTCCAAACAGAGGACTGGAAGTATGAGGGCTATGTAGGAGATAAGTCTAGTGACTATCAGAATAGCACAGTCACAGTTCAGACTTCACATGTAATTGGTAGGTTAGGTAAGAGAACCCTTCCTACTAATGTTACTGTGAAAGCTAGATCAGTTGTATCTGCTGTAGAGCAAGCTATGGGCTACTGGTCAAATGAACAGCACAAGGATGATCTCTTAAATGACTTCAAGATTAAGTATGTAGATGACTATGCTGAAAAGAACTTGATTGAGTATGAGTTTTCTAGAGAATCATTCCTAGAGTTCCTTACCAAAGTGTGTGAAAAGACTACTTCCCTCTATTGGAGAGTAAATCGCTATGATCCTTACCTGATTGAGTTTGGTATCTTTGGTATTAAGAGAGATGTTCTCATCAGTGAATACAACTACCTTGTGTCCTTAGACAATATCTCAGAGAACTATGAAGATACTATCAACATTGCTGTAGCTATGTCAGATAAGTCAGACTCAGGGGCTAGTTCATTAACACTTAGGGATATCTTCTATAATCCTAAGTTCATGCTTGAAGGATTCCCTGTGATAAAGACAGGTAATAAGGTAAACTCACAGCGGTCTTATGACTATCCACAGCTTCCTGTGTTTGCTCCTGAGATCATTGGTGATGAGTTTGCTATCCTAGATGAAGAAGGCATTGCTCTAGAAGCAGGAGAGCTTTATTGGGGAACAGTTACTGATAATGACACTCAGTCAATCGCAGAAGATAATAAAGAGATCACAGATGCTGATAGACTGAGAGCCACAGAACAGCTCTATAGAACAGCTATTAGAAGACTTAAGAACTCACGCAGGAAGATAGTCTATACAATGACTGTAGAGCCTCTGAAGAAGCATACAGTACAGGCAGGAGATAGGGTATTGTTTACCCTTAATGCAGGAGTTTGGGAGCTCACAGCTTGTTCTAAGTACTATGAGAAGGTATTGAAGGAAAGTAACTGGTTCTTTGTTACCAAGATCACTGACCTTTATCAAGTAGGAAGTAACCACTTACAGCAACTAGAGCTGTCTAAATATCTATACAGTGATAGAGACATCATTGTGAATCAGTAGGAGGAGAAATGGTAGATTATCTAAATAAATTAGTAAATACTGTTAGTAGAACTAAATCAAGAGTAATCCAGCAATCAAAACAGCGTAGAGGAGGGGTAACTGACCTCTATGCACTTGACTATGTTGACTCACTTTCTACTGCTTCTTCCTGTGCTCCTTACTCAGATGATAGTATTGAAGGATCTGAGAGTGATGATATTGAAACAAGAGTAAAAACCTTTGCTAGAGCTATCAAGAAAGAGATTCCTGAGGCTAAGGCACAAGGTGTATCTGCTATTATTGGTTACTTTGTGAGAGAGTCTAATGTTACTGCTAGAAGGTATGAGGCTGACTATGCTACAGGCAAACAATATGATAAAGTAGCACAAGAACCTACAGCAGAAAACCTCATGGGATCATGGCAAGCCTTTGCATCACTCTATAAAGACCCACTTAATGAGCCTGGATACAATGTAGGTGGTAAACACTGGATTGGTCTAGGATTAGGTCAGTGGACAGGTCCAAGGTCTAAGGCTCTTTATGAGTTTGCTAGAGCTAGAAATAGTAGCATCTTTACTTTCAATACACAAGTAGCCTTCATGATGAGTGAAGAGACACTTAAGAATGTGGTAAAAGAAGTTGCTTCTAGTGATGGAGATATTGCACAGCTTACTACTCGTTTCCTTGCTGACTGGGGTGGTGTTCCAGGTAATGCACTCCAAGAGCGTATTGATGGAGCTAACAAGTACTTTGAAGTAGTCAAGAAAGCCCTTGAAAGTAAAGATGAATCACCTAAGGAAAAGAATGAGTCTCCAAGTGACACTGTTGTGATTGATAGAACTAAAGGATCTGCTCAGTTTAGAGTCCTTGTGCCAAGTGACTTAGATAGATTCCAAAGATGGTTCTTAAAGTTCATCATTAAGATGGATGTGTCACAGTGTGATGGTAAGAAAGTAACTCCTCTATCAGATGTCCACTTAGTTGTAAGTGCTAAAAATGAGGCTACAGGAGAACAATCTGAGATTGAACTTACTGAGATCTTCAGAAGACAGTGGGGATGTAACTGGATTGGTGATGATGCTAGTGGAGAAGGTATCTTCCCTAATAGTAACCCAATGGAAGGTTATGACTTAATGTATTCTGCATGGTATCTAAATGATGCTCAGAGAAGTGCCTTATTCAGTGCTGGTGAGAAAATTTTCACTGTGTATGCACTAGGTGAAGCACAGATTACACTAAGAAACTTCCTTAAGTTCAGTCACATCAACTAGGAGAACTAATGAACATTATAGTATCAAGGCTATATAATAGATACAAGAATAAGCTTACCCAGCTACACAGCATGGAAGCTAAACAGTTTAAACTTGAAGAGCACTTAGCATCTCACCCTACTGATTACCAAAGTGTGATCCAAAATGAGATCCTTAAAAGTGATATTCAGAGGGTTGAGTATGCCCTAAAAGAGATTGAAAGAGAGATGGAGTACTATGGAGAGTAAAAAGCTTCTTGTGAAACGTATGAGGAATAGAATCCTTGTGGAATCTGCTGTGGAATACTTCTTTAGACAGGTTTATAAGAACCATGACTATGGAGGAGCTAAGGAGTGGATGGATAGTGACTACCTTGAACTCACATTAGAGAAATATTCAATCTTTTGTAGGAAAAAAGACAACATTATCACCTTAGATAATGAAGAATTTAGCTATGACTTCTCCTACATAACAGGGTTGTGCTCAAGTTTACTGAGAGATAAGATTGAGGTATAATTGATATGACAAATGCTTACCAAGTTGCACAGCGTGTGGTAGGTCAATCCATTGATGTTGATGGCTTTCCTCCTAGTCAACCCTACCAGTGTGTAGACATTGTGAATTGGGTAGCTCAACAATTTGGAGGGTCTTTACTAGGTAATGGTAACCAGATTGGTATAGGTAATGATGTCAGTAGCTTTGCTGATGTTATACCTTACTCAAATGAGTCTCAATTAAAGGTGGGTGACATTATCTCCACTAATGAACCTTCTACACCTTATGGTCACACCCTTGTATATGGTGGAGGTGGAGTCAATAATGCTAGAGTTATTGAGCAAAACTTCAATGGAATCACTCATGTAATTGAGCACACAAGAACCATTACAGGATACGGAGCAACTATTCTTAGGATTGTGAGAATCAGAGGTCAGGATAACTATACTCCTGATGGATCTAGTGGTACTAGTGCTGATGCAGGTAAACCTAAGAAGAGTGGTGGAGTACAAAGAACTTTCTATGAGATTGTAGTGGACAAGGTTGAAGGTATTAAAGGTAATGGTGACAACACTGTGCTTGATACCTTTTATAAATGTAACAAGGTTACAGGTAAGATCAGTGGTGAATGGCTTATCTATGATAAGTACAATGGTACTGTTGGTTACTTACCTAAGTCTGCTGTAAAAGAGAAAACTGAGTACTCTAAGCAAGATAAAGAGCCAGGTAAGAAAGAAGTTGAGAAGGCTAATGGCTATGATAAGTTCTCAGATAAGACTAGTGATGGACTGGATCAGTCAGGAACTCAACAAATCTACACCTTGGCTCAATTTATATCACTAGGTAGGGTAGAATATAGTGGTTATGAGTGGACTTATTCCTCAGGTAACAACTTCCCTACAAGTGTAAATGTGAATAAGAGCTATAATGCTTATGGCTTCCTTTCAGACCAAGATGGTCATATTATCCTTTCTGTGCCTTCATCTTGGGGTGATGTTAAGGGTAGACTTTATGACACTCCTTTTGGTTTTAAGGGTAAAGCCTACTTAACTAATGAGAAAACATCCATTGATGTTTATGTAAGATAGGAGAAAATATGGCTTATAAATTAGCTGAAGAAGATAAGCTCTGTGGAGTTATCTATCCAACTTATGAGGGTTTTAGCCCTATCCCTAAAGCCACTTGTGAAATGCTAGAGTCCAAGTGTGACAAGACTGAAATTATTGTTAAATGTGGTGAATCTTCTAAGGAAGATAAAAAGCCTGAGTCACAAAGTGGTAGTGTTTCTGCATCTGTTTCTGAAAGCACTACAACTAGTGAAAGTACTTCAGTATCTACATCTGAATCTGCTTCATCTAGAACAGAAAACTCTAACACTCCTGAAGAACCTAAACCAACTCCTGAAGAACCTAAACCAACTCCTGAACCACAGCCTGAGCCTGTTCCAACACCTGTGCTCACTAATGAAGAGTTGGATACTATTGTGTCAGGTAAGTTGAGTACTAATACTACTTTAGGTAATTATATGGTTAATCAGAACAATACTATTATCTTAATTGGAGAAGCTCCTCTTGAGGATATTGAAGCTTACAAGAAAGAGATCACAGATAAAGTAGGAGATATTCCTGAGCTTAAAGACTATACTGTGGAGGTATTAGTCAATAAAATTCCTGGTGATAATGTAGGAGATAAAGCTACAGGTGCACCTTTATATACTAAGGTTGTGAAGATTACTAAGCCTAATGGTGATGTTTATCAGTCTGAACCTATGAGTATTGGTACAACTACTGAAACTAATATTGACTTGTTAGAGGCTCTTCCTAGAGTAGAAGATAAGTTCTCTAAGATTATCACTAAAGATGGTCAAGTAGTTGAAGTTCCTGAAGTATCTAATGAGGATAAGAGAGCCTTTGAAGATAAGATTATCAATGACTTGAAGGCTAAGTTACCTGAAGGAACTGCTGTAGAAGCTGTGCTTGAAGGTCCTAAGTATGAAAAAGGTTCAGAAGTACTAAGTGGTAAGACTAACTATGTATTGAATGTAAGGACTACTCTGAATGGTGTAGTTTCAGAGCAAACTTATAATGTACCTCACACAGAGGAAGCTCCTAAGGAAGAACCTGAAGCACCTGATGAAAATATAGAAAGAGTACTTTCAAATATTAGCTTTGGTATTGTTGTTTATGATGGAGATCTCATCACAGATATTAGATATAATGATAACGCTAGTATTCTTGGTAACCAAGTTAAAGAAAGTGATCTGCCTAGAATAGGTGAGACCATAAAAAATAAAGTAGAAGGACACTTGAACAAAGGACTTACAGGTGATAATGTTTATAAAGTTAATGACTTTACTGTTAAAATGAATTATAAGGTAGGAGAACATAACCCACGGAGTGAACCTGTCTTTAGCTTCACAGCTAAAATCACAAAACCTAATGGTGAGGTTGTAACTAAAGAAGGTAATATCAAATCAGGAGCAATAGATACCCTATAGGAGAACTAAATGGATAGATTAATTGTAAAACTCCTAGAAAACCAAGCTGTGATCTCAGGAATAACACTCTTTGTGACCACAGCTTGCGGTTTTGGGGTAGCATGGATGAACCACAGGAGAAACCAGCTTGTAGAACTATCTAAAGGTGCTAAGCGTTCTAGTTTACGCTCTGAGTACCTTAACATCTACAACTCTACTGAGTTTACTTGGCAAGAGAAGTGGGATATGACTGAGCCTCTTGTAAAGGAGTACTTTAATGACCTTGGTGGAAACCATTACATTCACGGTCTTAATGAGAAGATGAGAAGACATGTAGAAGAGGAGATTGCCAATGGTAAAGATAGTAATTGACCCTAGCTGTCTAAATCAGGGAGGGTCTACCTATGATGACACAGAAGTGCTCAACCGTATCAAAGCCCTTGAAGGACGAACAGATAACTTTGTAAAAGATGTTACTGTGTCTAGAGATGGTGATAAGGTAAAATTCACATACACTAGGGTTGATGGAACTTCTAGTGAAGTAGAGTTTGATGATAAAGATACTATTTCTGTTGCTTATGATGACACTGCTCTCAAAGAGAGAATTAAAGCTTTAGAAGCAAAAGAAGACAAGCAAACATTGTCTTTAGAGGGAAGTACACTAAGTATCTCTAATGGAAACTCTGTGACTCTACCAGTAGGTGTAGGGAAAGAATTTATTGTTACTAGTGATACTGAAGGAGTTGTAGTAACTAAAACTGAAGCAGATGCTACAACTACTTATAATGTGAATCTAGACAACGCTTTAGATAAGTACTACGAGAAAGCTGAGACTTACACTAAGAAGGAAGTGGATAACCTGTTAACAAATCAGGAAAACAAAGCCACTGACCTTACAGTGTATAGAGGATCTTTCACTGATAGATCTAAAGTTATGGAAGGTGAGCATGATGCACCAATCTCACCTAGAGTTACTCTTACTTACTCAAGTTCAACTGGTATAGGTATCTTCAAGATTGACTTCAAAGTAACCTCAAAAGTAAATTGGAGAGATGTTATTGCAACACTACCTCCTGAAGCTCCTGTTCCTGTTGAACTTGTAGAGTCTCAGGTTTGGATTGGTAATAATAACACTTCTGTGTGGATTGGTAAGGGTTCAAGAAATGTTCAAATTTTTGGAGTTTCTAATCCTGAAATGTTTAACAAACGTATAATCTTATCAATCCCAGGTATCTTTAAGAAAGCATAATAAATAAGGAGAACTAAATGCACTTAACAAATAAACAATATGACTTATACAAAAAGCTTGTAACTGTAGTTGCACCAGCTTTAATCACTTTAATTACAGGGCTAGGAGCTTTGTACAAGTTTGACTCAACTGCTATCACAGGTACTTTAGCATTGCTTACTACCTTCACTGGTACTGTGCTAGGTATCTCAAGCAAGAAATATAATGAAGCTCAAGGAGAGTAATCATGGATTACAGAACCTTTAAGTCCAAGTGGTACAATAAGGGTGTAGACGTAGATGGTGCTTATGGCTGGCAATGTCTAACTGGTGAATACCTTGTAAAACTTTTTGATGGTAGTTACAAGTATGTTAAAGACATTGTAGCAGGTGATAAGCTTTCTACAGGCAATACTGTTATCAGTAATGAACCTAAAAGATCAAAAGTTTACTACTTGAACACTTCACAAGGATGGTTCAAAGTAACTAAGGATCACAAGGTATTCCTTAAGAATGGTACTTATAAATTAGTTACTGATCTTAAGAAAGGTGATAGCATTGCACTAGACCTTACTGAATCCAACAAAGTATATGACCTTACAGAAGATGAGCTTAGGTTCTTTGGTTTTTGGTTAGGTGACGGTTCTGTGAGAAACAGATGGGAGAACTCAAAAACATCCACAGTATTCATCACTGTAGGTACAGAAGAAAAACT